AGTTACAATTGATTGCTGGGAAAACCACGGATGGGGGAAAGCTACTGGACACCCTGCGTGGGAAAAGATGGTAGACAGCATCGATGACGAGTTAGGCCCAAATGATTATGATAAAGCTGTTAACGCTATCATGAAGAAGTATAAGGCTAAAATGATTCGCCCTCGCACCCATCCGCACTACATGCGATTCCCCAATGAAAAGATGGCACATTGGTTCTTACTGGAGTGGTCATGATATACGATATTGAAACATTCACACCATTTCAGCAAAGCATGATTAGAGCTATGGAACCAGGCGGAATGAAAGCTGGGGAGATGATGGTTATGACGGCAGGTAGGCAAATAGGTAAGAGCTCAGTGGTAGCATACCAACGGCTATGGGAAGAGATAATGAATCAACCGATTAAGATACACTGGCAGAAGCTACCTGGTCGAAAGCTCAAAGCATACACTGACGGCTCAGGTAGGGGACTACGCGATCAAGATATGGACGAAGTCCAACAATGGATATGGACTAACATGCCCAGTGCCAAACGATTGAGTTTTGATATGTGGTTGTTTAAAGAAGACAAACACATTACAATGTTCTTAATGAAGTGGTCATCATGACTTTGAAAGCAGTTCCAGGCGGCTGGGTTAACACTAATCTTATAGTAGAGGAATCAACTATGATTACACAGGAAAGAAAAAGCAAATACAAACACAAGGTTGTAATTACACCAGGATGGGCTCGTAATGAGCATAGTGAAATTATGTCCTGGTGTGAACAGAACTTTGGGCCCGGTGGACGCAGTAAGAAGTTCCGCTGGCGCTTTGGTTGGACTGACAAGGATGATGTATATTATTTTAAAAGTAGCAAGGATGCTATGGTGTTTACCTTGCGTTGGAGTAATTAATGGCATTCAATCAAACATATTATGATCGCATAATGAACGACAGGTTTAGCAATATAGACCGTGCCAAAGAGTTTGAATCTAAATTTGAAGCACGTATTGAAGACAGTAGGGAATACAAACAATATGTAAGAAGTATGCCGTATGCTCAATGGGATGGTAAGGTTCCGTTTGATATCGAACCAAAGATAGTTCCAATGAAGTGTATCCATTTGTCCATAGATAATCTCGAGCGGCTAATACGAGAACAAGAGCGCTTGGACATACTCGAAAGTGATGCAGAATACGGTAAGAAGGTTGTCCGCATGTTACGAGAAGACGAACGGGTAAGAGATGACAACCCTGCTGTCCAAAAAGCCTACAGGAACTATCTAACTCTATTGGAACTAGCCCGTAAGTGATTCCGGTTAAGATTAAAAATGTAGACCCAAACCAAACTATGGACATAGTAAGGGAACTCAGGGAACAAGGCCTGGTGCAAGGGCGCGACTTTGATTTCTCCTATCATCAAGCCCAATATAATAATGATGGTTGGGAGCAGATAGAGCCCAAACATGCAGTCTTTTCATTTCACACAGAAAAATATGCCACTTTGTTTGCAATTAAGTATAGTTGATAATACAATTACGGCATCGTAGTAACACAGAGAAACATATGGACTTAGACAACGCGGCAGCTTTTATGTTAGGCACAATCGGTTATGGTGTAGGTTTTTTGGTAATAATTGTTGTAGCGGTTGCAACCAACAATGTCATTTCCAAATACTGGAAACCTGTTAGGATCTTTACAACAGACAGTTGGATGGTCTTTAGTTCAACAGCAACTGATAATTATGTCAATAACCATCCAGAAGTAATTGCTGCCAGGAAAAAAGAGCAACAACTCCCAAAGGAACCAACATGATTAGATTTATTGCAGTCTACATTCTATTCGCAATATTGATTCATTTGAGCATTATAAGTTGGCGATCACTTAGCGGAAAGGAAAGATGGTCGTTGACAAAGACTATTGGCTATAGTATAATTGTGTCATTGCTAGCATTTATGGCAATGATGTTTATTGTAATTCTCTTTTAAGGACACACAGATGAAACGTATCGCAACTCTTTCTATCCTAGCCGCTGCCGTCCTGGCAACTGGCTGCACACGAATTGAAACCGGTGAGGTCGGCGTTCGCGTTGGCTTTGACAAACAAGTTCAGCAAGGTGAACTGTTGCCAGGCTCATTTAATCAAACATTGATCGGTGATGTGCTAACATTTCCTATCAAGGATGTTAATGTTAAACTTGACGACATGACCCCTGTCGCCAAAGATAACAGCACAATGAAAGACTTTGATGCCGTAGTTATCTATAACATTAATCAAGCACAGGTTGCAGAACTTTATAGTTCTAAAAGTCAAGCATTCCATGCTCGTCATAATGGTGACATCTACTTGATGTATAACTACATTACTCAAACTGCTCGTAATGCTATCTACAAAGAAGCACGTAAGTATGAAGCATTGGACATGGCGGACAATCGCCAAGCAATGGAACAGAGCATTAAAGAACAAATCCAAAAGACCCTAGCTGAAGAAAAGCTAGACGGCAGTCTTGTTGTTGGACAAGTTCTAATCCGTAATGTTGTTCCTGCTGACTCTGTTGTAGCAAGTGCTAATGAATTGGTTCGTGCTAAGAATGAACTCAAACAGAAAGAAGTCGAAGTTAAGACTGCCGAAGCAGAAGCTCGCCGTATGCAAGCATTGGCTAATCAAGGTAGCCAATCAATTGCTTATATGCAGGCCAAAGCTCAAGCAGACATTGCTGAAGGTATCAAGAACGGTCGTGTAAACGCCATTGTTGTCCCTTACGATTTTAAAGGCTTTGTTAACGTAGGCAAATAATATGAAACAGAGAGGATTTACCCTTATTGAAATCATGGTTGTTATAGTATTTGTTTCTATTCTAATCATGATTGCCATCCCGGCAGTAACAGGATCAAATGCACTAAGCGACGGCAAAGTCACTTGGGGTATTAACGGTGCTACTGAGAGTCGTTGCATCGAGGGCTATAAGTTTGTTATTGGACAAGATGGTAATGCTCGCCAGATCCTAGATGAACTTGGTAAGGGTGTCCGTTGCTATCCTAACCCAGAACCGGGCAAGCCAGGTTCGTTTGGAAAAATGTAATGAAGTTGTTTGGACGCTCTAGCGGATACTACCTATTCTGGGCTAGCTTTATCTACTTTTGGGTAGGTGTGTATCTTGCGTTCACAGGAGTTGCTCATACTGAATATGCATCACTAGGATTTGTGCTGGCTCTTAGTGTTCCCCTTTGGTGTCCGCCAGTGGCACGTTACTTTAATATGGAACCTCTTATGTTTAACCTATTTGGTAAAAAGAACAAAGAAGAAACTAATGTAGTAGACTTTCCTGGCCCTAAGCTAGTGGAACCTACACAACCTATTCCTCCTAAGCCTGAACCTAAAAAAGAAGAACCCGCTAAGGTGTTTTACCGTTTAGGATTAACTGACAACAATCGTGTTAGTTTCCAAATGGGCTACAGTGAAATCACAATGAATGCCGCAGGCTGTCAGCAAATGATTGACCAACTTGAATTTTTCAAGAGTCAGCTATACGACGAAGGCCCTAGTGGTGGCCCAGACGGCGATGGCGGTGAACCTATTCCTATTCCAGAACAAAAGGCTGCATAATGCCAACACAACGAGAACTCGAAGAAATGGAACAAGACTATCTTCAAATGGATAGAGATCGTGTTAGAGAAATCTGCAACGAAGTTATGAAGGACGAACTCTTTGAAGCAATGGTTGCCAAAGAAGAGTTGCGTTTGCTTAAAGAAGGTCATACAATGTTAATACCGCACGATGTAGAACATGCTCGTGCTATGTTTAAAATGGCTTCGTTCTATCTAAGTCAATATGATAAAGACTTTAAACTACAATTAACACTATGACAAGAACTCGAGACGGAATTGACCTTGTTGATCCTATGCGTCTACCTTGCGGCGGCACAGCCTACTGGGACGAAAGTTCAGGTATCAGCTATCGTTGCGACTGCGGCGCAGTTGTGGGTAGTATTGGTATGCCGCAGGCTTGCAAAGACGAAGCTAAGAAGTGGGATAACTGGCAATCTATAGGCGGCGAAGGTTGGGATTACTTTGCAGAGGTAGATGAATGAGCGGATTGGGTATTATTCAAGAGCAGCCTCCTGAGGTTTGCGAAATGTGTGGAGTCGTTGATGAGTGCAGACCTTACGGCCCCAACGATGAAAACATTTGTTTTGATTGTGCAATGAAAGACGACGAGTCTAAAGCTATTGCAGAAAAGAAAATGGCAAAGTATATTTTTGGCGAAGAGTAATGTCTAGTCTAGCAGAATACTTTGCAGCCAATCGTCCCCAGCCTAAATGGCAGTTTGGTGATAGAGTTTTTGGCTATTATAAAAAGATTCCGTTTGTAGGAACATGCGGAGGAGAGGGTATGGTTAATGAAACAGAAGGTTCATTAGTAACTGTATTCCTAGACTTACCTTTAAAAGACGGTAAGGATTGGCACATGACATTTATTAAAGTCAAGCCAAAAGATTTAAAAGCATACAAATAATATGGAACAAATACAAATCGAAGTAGTTGCAGTTGGTCTGTTAGTTATTGTTGGATTGCTATACGTATTCTTTAGATGCGTAAGGAGTGACAGCGATGATTAAAGGACTCACAGGCGGCCCTAGTATAGTTGTAAGTGGTGGCTCAACATCCTTTCCTTATGTTCCTTACAACTCTAACAATCCTATACAAGGAATGCTTAGACTTAACGGACAAGACTTACAAGTGTTTGACGGATCAACATGGATGAACTTAGGTTCTAGCTATGCATCTGTTGACCTCAGCCCAGATGTAAAAGAATTACTAGAATGGGCCAAAGCTCAACGAACTATATACATGCGTAGATTAGAGGCTGCACAAAAGAATCCTGCTCTTTTGAAAGCTCTAGAAGCTATTAAACGAGCAGAAGAAAACTTTGATCTACTAGATGCTATATCTAAAGATTATAGCGAATCGGATGTTCAAGCAGGTCCTTAATGAAAAAACTATTCTTTCTTCTAGCATTCTGGTCGACCCTTTCTTATAGTCAAGGTAGCTATGCGTTATACGATTATGACAACGGCAACTACCAAGTTGCAAATAATCTTGAACCTATAAGATCCATCGCTAGTATTACTAAATTGTTTACTGCTATTGTAGTTCTTCGCAGCGGCGCAGAGATGGATGAGAAAGTTAAAGTGCAAGGTAAATCCAACGGGCGATTTCCAAAAGGCACAATGGTGTCACGCACAGACTTAATGAAGGCTATGCTTATTTCTAGCGACAATCTCGCAGCCGAAACTTTAGCTAATACATATCCCGGAGGATTTGCAACATACTTGCATGACGCTAATGAGTATGTTAAAGGTATGGGCATGGTGAACACTGAATTAGTTGATGCCAGCGGTCTACTTGCAGGTAATGTTAGCACGGTCCCTGAGTTAGTTCACTTTCTTGGGATTATTAGGCACAACCCCCATATTAGAGCCATTGCAAATGAAAAGTATGCAACCTTGCTAATTCCAAAAGGTAAGAAGAATATTAAAATTAATTTGCATAATACTAATCCTACATTGTTTAAGTTTGATAATATTTTAATCAGCAAGACCGGATTTACAAACGCCGCAGGCCGGTGTGTTGTTATGCTTGTAGAAAAAGAACAACATCTATATGCAGTTGTTATACTTGGACAAAAGAATGTGCAGGTTAGGTCTAATATTGCTACAGACTTAATTACAAAACCTCCAGCGCCTGTGCCACTACCGCCTGCTCCGATTGAATTTGATTTTCCTTTATGAACGATGAATCAATCAATATTGAAAAACTTGTTCATGACTATCTTTCACGATTTCACAGTCACTATAAAGTTCCTCGACACTTTAAAGAGGAATCTCAATTAAAGGAATGGTGCACGGATAACTTAGGCAAGGAATATAAAGAATGGTCATTTTACAAAGGACATGTAAATGATTCGCATTGTGTTCTGCATATAAAAGATCCTAAATGGTGTCTTGTATTTGAGCTAAAATGGGCTCATTTAATAATTGGAACACTTGACATAAAGAAGTAATCTCTGTATAATTGTAACATTATAACGCAGAGCTTACGACCATGAATCCAATTACATTCCTTACTGATAACGTTCAAACTCTATGGACCTGGACCTACGGCATCATCGCCGGCTGGGGTCTTACTTTTACTGTGCTAGTTGCCGCAGTGGCAATTCTTGTTATCCGTGTAATTGAGCTTCGTAAAGAATGCGAGTTTCTCAACTCTCAAATTGTTGGGATCCAAAAAGTATTTGCAGAAGAAATTGAACGCATAGAGGGCAAACTCAAATGACATTTCGCCACTGGCTCCAGGAGATGTGGATCAGGCACAAGGACGAATACCTTGACATGGGGCAAGTGGTGCCAGAGACTGATCTTGCACAATACTTTCGAAAATACAAATACTGGCTTAAACGCGAGTATCAACATCAACAAGGAAAACAAAATGCTTGATCGATTTAGAAGCTGGTATTTAAAATATCAAAATGAAATTACCTGGTGGATCATTGGTTGGCTGTGTTTTGCATTCCTTGACCAGCTAGGTCGTGGACATTATATTATGGCATTCATCGATGCTGGGTTAGCATACTTTAATTATCGCATGTGGAAGGACAACTATGTTTGATAGCATTTTTATCTTATTGGGCTTGTTGTTCATTAAGCATTGGTATATTGATTTTATTAACCAGTCAATGGAAGAAGTTAACGGAAAAGGTATTTACGGAAATGCATACGGATTAATGCACAGCATTAAACACGGAATCGCTACATTTATTATCTTCTCCCTATTCACAGTTAACTTTAGTTTCAGTGTTATAATTGGTTTCTTAGACTTCTTTGTGCATTATCATGTTGATTGGGCAAAGATTAATATCAATAAACGATTCAATTATACTGTAGAAGATTCAAAGTTCTGGGCATGGCTCGGTGCTGATCAGCTTGCACACAGTTTAACATATCTTACACTTGTCTGGATGACTGTATGATTTACTTTAATGTAAACATTAGACATCCTAAGTGGTGGGATCGTTTTGCTAACATTAAGAACTGGTGTTGGGAAACTCCTTTCAAGCACAAGTTTGTTGAAGTAGAAGTTCTTAAACTAGACAATTTGCTACGCTTTGAGTTTCAAGTAACAACTCAACAAGATCATGCAGGCTTTAACATTGAACTAGGTTTGTTTGGTTACGAAGTCCATTTTACATTCTATGACAATCGTCATTGGAACTATGAAGAAGGGCGTTGGAAAATTTATACAGAAGAGGACGGGTATCATTAATGTCTCAAGAAATTATCTTCTATGTAAAGAAGGGCAGACGCTATGTTCCGCATAGCACTTACTCGTCTGAGTTCTGCGATGCTTTCCCAAAGGGAACTCACCTCGTTCAAAGCTATCCCGGTGGTAGCCTCCGTCGCTATAATATTGACCCTGCGTATGCTCCTATGATTGCCGCCGGTCGGGTCGCTGAAGAAGCTATTAGCAAACGCATTCACGATGCAACAGAAATTCGTAGAAGCACACGCGGCGGCAAAAGTGAAACAGCATTGACACCTAGCCAAAAGGCAGCATGGGACAACTTAGTTAAAGAGTTCGGTGAAGATGCTCGACAACTTGAGTGGGCTAGTGTAAGAGAAATAGCCGAAGCGGGCGTTAATGCTATGGCTGAAGAAGCTGGTAAACTAATGTCTAATCCTGCCGTGCGTCAGGCATACGAACGTTTCTTATTTGTTTGTGAATTAACAAAAGACCATACACAACAAAAGATTAGCTAATGGCACAATGCGTTATATTTTACGGCCTAGATGACGGTTGGACTAGCAAGACAGCCGGACCATTTAGAATAGCAACTGCTCTTCGACAAGCAGGATTCTCTGTCCAGTGTGTTGATGTAACTGCATTTGTTGGGGATAGAGCCGGCCTAAGATCGGTGATCGATCGAGTTGTTGACTTGGATACATTATGGGTTGGAATTAGCGGAACATTTTTAGGAAATGTATTTGGAGTAGCATGGACTGGCCTCATAGACGTAGAGCAAGAGTCTGATCAAAATTTAGATAAATTTGTAACCTATATAAAGAAAATCAATCCAAATATAAAATTGATACACGGTGGTTCTAGAAAACATAATCTTAAAAAATACGGATTTGTTAATTTTGAAGGGTATGTTGATAAAGAAATTGTCGAATACACGCAATGGCTAAATGGGACGAATAAGTCTATTAACCTTAACTTTTATTCAGACTATATTTCAAAAAAAGAATTCGAACACTTTACAACGTCTACTATAATTTATGAAGACAACGATATCATTTTTAAAAATGAAGCGTTGCCTATTGAGATATCAAGGGGCTGTATCTTTAAATGCAAATTTTGCAGTTTTCCATTAAATGGTAAACAAAAGGGAGAAGGCACAAAGGATACAACAGTCTTAAGAAACGAGTTCCTTCGCAACTACGAAAAATTTGGAACAACAAATTATATCTTTGTAGACGATACATATAACGATTCAGTTGATAAAATTAAATTGCTATATGACGAAGTATTCAGTCAACTACCTTTTGAAATTAGTTTTACTGCTTATTTGAGATTAGATCTCATTATGCGCTTTCCAGAAACTATTGATATTTTAAAGGACTCGGGTCTTAAGAGTGCGGTGTTTGGAATAGAGACAATTAATCATAAATCTGCATCCTCGATTGGCAAAGGTAAAAATCCTGAAGAACAAATTGAATTCATTAGAAAACTAAAAAATGACAAGTGGAAGGATATCATTGTCAGCTCGGGATTTATTTTAGGCTTACCTTATGATACTGAAGAAACATTAAATCAATTTAAAGAATGGATTGTTAGCAATGATAATCCATTAGATTACTGGGATGTTGGGACATTATCTATCAGCTCGCCCGAGTTCTCTTCAAAATACAATTATTCTGATATAGATATTAATTACAAGGACTACGGATACAACGTATTTGTCAAAGATAAAAGAGTGCGTTGGGAAAATAATAATACTGGAGTAGGTTTTGATTTTTGTCAGGATCTTGCAGTAGAAATTATGAACAAATCTAAGCTGTTGGATAAGTTTAGATTTGGTAGTTTTTCATATCCAATTATTAGAGAATTTATGTCCCACAAAGAATTACTAACTACTTCGCACGAGTATGTTCGATCTAAATGGCTATGGCAACGATGGCAGACACAAAAACGCCTTGCCTATAAGGAAAGATTGTATGAACAGTTGAATATTGAAAATAAAGGAACTATATCCAAATGAAACATGTTGAAGTTGGAATGTTTAGACTTCCCGGCCTGTTGTTTGAAAAAGGCCAAATTCCTGCTGACTTACAAGAAACAATGATTAGTTGGGCAAAGAAAGAAGGTGTTGGTATTAGCATGACCGAGAATCTTTGGAGCTTTCGTAAAGAAGCACACAGGGAATGGTTTATCCTACGTTGGGCAGACCATATACCTAAACCCGAACCCAAGGACTAATGCCTCATACTAAATACCCAAGCGAGGTAGGTATGAAGATTTTAGTAACTGGTAGCAACGGTTTTATTGGCCGCAACATGACTGGTTGGTTAGCTCACGAAGGCTGGCAAGTTGACGGATGGGATTGGGATCCAATTGATCGTCCTAATATTGCAGAGTATGATTGGGTTATACACCTAGGCGCTATTGCTGATATGCGAACAGCAGACATAGAAGCAGTGATGACACAGAATTTTGATTTTAGTTGTTGGTTGTTTACAGAGTGCCAGAAGCATCAAGTTAACTTACAATATGCAAGCACTAGTTCAGTATACGGTAACACCAAGAACTTTAGTGAGTTTGCTCCCTGTAATCCACAAACCCCTTACGCATGGTCTAAGTATCTATTTGATCGTTGGGTATTCCAACAACCCGGGCATAAGGCATACGTGCAAGGATTCCGATACTTTAATGTATATGGCAAATGGATGCATTTACGGGGTGATAGGGCAAACGCTATCCATAAGTGGCGGGAGCAGGCCAAGCGAGAAGGTAAAATAACAGTATGGGAAACTGCTGAACACGTTAAACGAGACTGGACGTGGGTGGGCGATGTGTGTAAGCTACACATTGATTTTATTAAAACTGTAAACGGCAGCGGCATTTGGAACGTAGGCTCTGGTCTGTCACATAGCTTTTTAGATATAGCTGAGGAACTTGCAGAAGTATTACAAGTTCCAATTGAGTATGAGCCTGTCCCAGCAGAAGAGTTACCACGTATGCGTAATAAAACGTGTGCCGACTTGACTAAGTTAAAAGAAACTATAGGCAAGCGCAAGTGGTTAAATGTTTATGAATGGATCAATAATGAGGCTTGAAGGAATTCAACAAAAGGGTTGGGGCTCGGAAGACATCTGGGCTACTAACGACAAGTATTGTGGCAAGATGCTACATTTCTTAGAAGGCGGAAAGTTTAGTATGCACTTTCACGCAGTTAAAGATGAAACGTGGTATGTGCTTGAAGGTAAGTTTACTGTTCGATATATTGATACAAGCAACGCAACAATACACGAAAAGCAATTAACAGTAGGTGATGTATGGCATAACCCGCCTTTGCTTCCACACCAGCTCATTTGTGTAGAAGAAGGCACTATCTGCGAAGTAAGCACACCTGATAGTGTTGAAGACAACTACCGTGTTATGCCAGGAGATAGTCAAAGTGCAAACTCCTAATATTATTTGGACTGGTGGCGAGGAAGTAGGTAGCAAGTGCGTAATAGGTCTCGACCGCGACGGCGTTATTAACGAGGATCTAGGAACATATTGTTACCGTGGCGAAGACTTTAAACCTATCCCAGGTAGCCTAGAAGCAATGGCAGAACTTAGACGTAAGGGTTACAAGATTGCAATTATTACAGACCAAGGCGGAATTGAAAAAGGTTTGTATACTATGGAGGATGTAGATACGCTACACAACTACATGTTCCAACTACTAGGCGAAGCCGGATGTATGAGTATTGACGCCCTATATTATTCTGCCAGCAGTCGTAAGGACGATCCGTTTGCTAAACCTAACACTGGCATGTTCAAACGTTGCGAAGCAGAAAACAAGAACATTAAGTTTAAAGAGGGCTACTACGTGGGCGATAAGATTAAAGATCTAAAGGCCGCAGTTAATGTAGGAGCAAAGCCTGTATTAGTTAGAACAGGCTATGGTGCCGCCACTGAAATAGAATTAAACAAATATGCCTACAGGGAATTAAAACGCCGCACACTTATCTTTGATAACCTAGCAGCATTTGTGGAGTCATTAAAATGACTGTTGCATTTGTTAACGGAACCTTTGACATCCTACACCCCGGACATATTGCTTTGCTCAATACTGCTCGTAGCTACGGCGACTACCTAGTAGTGGCGATTGACAGTGATAGACGAGTGCGAGAATTGAAGGGATCTGACCGCCCAGTAAACGATCAAACTGTAAGAAAGATTATGCTGAGTAATCTTAAAGCAGTAGACGTTGTAGAGATATTTGATACTGACGAAGACCTGCTTAATATTCTTACAACATATAAACCTACAATTATGCTAAAAGGCAGTGATTGGCAAGGCAAAGAAATAATAGGCGGACACTTAGTAGACCGCATAGAATACTTTAATAGAATAGATGACTACTCAACAACCAAAACCATTCAGAGTATTATTACTAGGTGATAGCTGTGTAGATGAATACTACTACGGAACAGTAGAGCGACTCAATCCAGAAGCTCCAGTGCCTATCCTTAATTTTAAACGTAAGGAAACTAAGCCAGGTATGGCAGCAAACGTAGAGGCAAATCTAAAAGCATTTGGTATTAACGTAGTATTTAAAACAAACTCACAGCGTATCGTTAAGACACGCTATATTGATCTACACTCTAAACAACACTTACTTCGGATGGATAACGAGGAAACTGTTAGAACATTTTCAGATAAGATAGAAGACTTAAATGGTTTCGATGCGCTAGTGTTCAGTGACTACAACAAAGGATTTTTATCTTACGAGATAATTGAAAACTTGAGTAGACACTATAAAGGTCCAATCTTTATCGACACAAAGAAAGTCGAGCTAGGTAGATTCCACAACTGTTTTGTTAAGATTAACAGTTTGGAATATAGTAGAGCAACATCCTTACCCCCTGAGTTAATTGTTACTGCTGGTAGCGCTGGAGCAACTTATAAAGGCAAAACGTTTTCTACACCAAAAGTAGAAGTGTTTGATGTTTGCGGAGCGGGTGATACATTTTTAGCAGCACTGGTCTTAGAATTCTTAAATACACGTGATATAGAAAAAGCAATAGACTTTGCCAATCGTGCCGCAGCTATAACGGTGCAACACAGTGGAGTTTACGCATTAACAGAACAAGACATCACGGACATATATGCGAGTATTAGTAACAGGCCATAAAGGATTCATTGGGCAGAATCTAGTTAGATATATTAAAGAAAACACAGACTGGGAAGTAACTGGATGGGAATGGGGCGATAGCACATATCCTACAGTAGATGGTAACGATTGGGTTATACACTTAGGTGGTATTAGCTCTACAACCGAAACTGACGTAGATAAGATACTTGAACGTAACTTAGAGTTTAGTCAATGGCTATTCAAAAGCTGTAAGATAAATTACGCAAACTTACAGTATTCTAGTAGCGCAAGTGTATACGGCTTAGGCACTGACTTTAGAGAAACAACTGCACCTGATCCTAAGACTCCGTATGCCTGGAGCAAGTATCTTTTTGAACGTTGGGTAAACACACAAGAACACGAAAAGATTGTGCAAGGTTTCCGTTACTTCAATGTATACGGCAATCACGAAGAGCACAAGAAAGGGCAAGCTAGCCCTGTAACACAGTTTAGGGAACAGGCTAAACAGGGCAAGATTAAACTGTTTCACAATAGCGATAAGTATCTTCGTGACTTTATTGCTGTAGAAGATGTATGCAGAATACATGTAGAGTTTATTAAACGATCTACACAGTCTGGCGTATGGAACGTGGGAACAGGTAAAGCTGTTAGTTTCCAGCACGTAGCTGATCTAATAAGTAGACACTATAATACTCCTATAGAATACATTGAAATGCCGGAAATACTTAAAAACAGCTATCAATCATATACGTGTGCAGACCTCACTAAGCTAGAAGATACACTTGGAACACAGCGCTGGATTAGTGTTGACGAGTGGGTAGCTAAATATGTATTATGAGATACAAAGAATTCCAAATCGAAACTAAACGTATGAGCGCAGCAGTTAAACTGCAACGTGCTTGGGATCGCGAACGTGCTAAAAGCGATGCTAGTCGCGAACGTATGCGCCGCGAGCTAGAACTAATTGCAAATCCTCCCAAGAAACACGAGCCAGAGCCGTGCGAACATTGCGGACAGCATCATGATGCTGACCTAGACGAAGCAGGTAAAGCTAGTAAAGAACTATGCCAAAGTGCTCGACCAGATGCAGATTTAGGTGCTAGCAACTTAGCATCATGCAAGTCACAAGGCCTACGTGCTCGCGATGGTAATAAGAGTCACAAGTTAGGTAAAGGTCCAGAGAGCCGAGTTAAGGTTGGCGGCCACAAAATCAAAGGTAAGAAATACGGCGGCCCTTTACCCGACTGGAGTTAAGATGAAAGTTTACGATATTATCAGCGAGGCAACAAAACCAAACGTATTCGTATTTGGTGATAGTATTGCTGTAGGTATACAGAATGCAGGTAATGCAGAAGGTAGTGCCAAGGGCGGAGAAAACGCTGATCAAATATTAGCTAGGATTGAAAGTTTCATTGCTTCTTCAAAGAATGCACTAGCAGGTGCAACTGTTATTCTTAGCAGTGGAGCAAGCAATAGCACATACGAACGTAAGTCAGGCGAGAAGAAGAATTTAGATACTGCACCAATCGCTAGACAGATAAGCGTATTAAAAGCCGCAGGTGCAAAGCATATACTATTAGTCGGAACAGGAAGTGGTGTATCTAAATGGATGACAAATCGATTTGGTGAATACCGTATCAATTTTAAAGATCAGCAAGTGAATGAAAAATTAGCAGGTGTTGCATCTAGTTCCGGTATTAAATTCCTTGGACCACTTGAAGCATTTGACCCTGGGATTAATTCATCCGGCGACGGTATTCATATGTCGCCTGCAGGTTACAAAAAATTATTTCAAACAGCAGTTAGTCTAGCTCCAGAAGCTCCTACTGAAAAACCTAAGGCACCAACAGAAAAACCAAAGCAAGCAGCACAGGCTGAACCAAGAAATTCTGGTAAGCTTCAAGTTCCTTCTGCCTTATGGCACGGTGAGGATACTAGAGCTATTCAGCAAGCACTTATTGACTTAGGATACAAGCTACCTAATCATGGCGCTGATGGATTCTTTGGTCCAGAAACTGCTCGTGCTGTCCGTAAGTTCCAACAGGATCATAATTTAAAAGTCGATGGAGATCCGGGACCGGAAACTGTAGGCAAGTTAAACAGTTTAACCAATAAGAAAGGACCGGTTGATCCTCAAAAAACTCTAGATAAAGGTGAGGTTATTGTTCCAGATAAAGACCTGCCTAAAACTGCTCCTGCTACTAGGGGAACTGATAAACCTAAGCAAGGTGCAATGATTGCACCTAGAGAGCCTAAGCAATCTGCAAAAACTAACTTTGTAGATCCTACAGAAGTGTCTAGATACTTAAAGTCTAAGAAGATGTCGGGTAATCATCGCATTGGTATTCTTGCTAACATTCAAGGCGAGTCTAGTTTTAATAGTGCTAATCAAACAGGAGATGGCGGAGAGAGTTGGGGATTTTTCCAATGGAATAATTTTCAATCTAATCGCAGAAACGACATGGTCAAATATTGCGGACCTGATTGGAAAACAAACTGGAGAGGACAAATTGATTTTGCTCTACAAGAACCTGCAGGACAGCGTTATCTAGCTACAAAGTTTAAGACCTACGAACAAGCTATTGAACAATGGGTTCGAGACTTTGAAAGACCGGCAGACCCATGGGGTGATACAGTAAAACGTATTGCTATGGCCCACGAGTTTGTCAAGAATAAAGTATAATAAATGTATACTGCATAAATTAAAGTATGAATAACTTAGCCGGCAGTATTTTAATTGCACCCCCATCCGTTAAAGGAAACTTTTGGTATAAGACAGTTATACTGGTTACTGAAGACCACACGCACGGTAGCATGGGATTAGTATTAAACAAGCGTAGTCAAATGACTGTAAATGAGTTTGCAGAACAATTAGGCTATGATGTTGACCTTCCAGGATATCTATACTTAGGTGGTCCGGTAAATGTAAAAGCACTTAGCTTCTTACATACTAACGAATGGAAGTGTAGCAATACTTTAAAGATTAACGAACACTTCAGTATAAGCTCTAGTGAAGATATCCTTCCTAGACTAGCAATGGGAAACGTGCCTAATCAATGGCGTTTATTCTTAGGTGTATGCGGTTGGAGTCCAAAGCAATTAATTGGCGAAATCAAAGGCGACCCACCGTGGAACCAAAGTTCAAGTTGGTGTCTAGCCCAATCCGATGCAAGTCTTGTTTTTGAAAACGATTTGAAGGATCAGTGGGTTACAGCACTTGAAAGATCTGGGCAAGAATTTGCCCAAAACATGTTAATCTAGAACCCTAGTTCGGTTGACTTTCTCCTAATAGCCTGCTATAATTGTCGAATACCACTTGGTATGTTCGGTAAATATACTGTTATCTCCAGCTCTGACATTTTATAAAGAAAATTTAAAATGGACACTTTACTACTAAATGCTGACGGAAATCCTGTAAGTATGATTCCGTTGAGCACAATCAATTGGCAAGAAGCTATTCGATATCTCGTCTTAGATAAGGCGAGTGTATTGCAATGGCACGACAATTGGATTGTAAGGGCTGAAAAGTGGGAAACTCCAGTTCCGTCAGTCCTTATGCTTCGTGAATACATGAAGCCAAAGACAACTATTCGTTTCTCAAGAGCAAACGTATATCTACGCGACCGTTATACTTGTCAGTATTGCGGTGTGAAACTAGCTAAAACTGAATGCACACTTGACCACGTTATTCCTACATCTAAGGGCGGAAAAAGCGTGTTTGAAAACTCAGTTACTGCTTGCTCTCCATGTAACGCTGCCAAAGCAGATAAGTTGGAACCAAAGCCAAAAAAGAAACCTCACAAGCCAGATTACTATGAATTAGTAAATAATAGAAAGCAAATGCCTTTTAACGTAAGGCACGATGCTTGGCTAGAGTTCTTACTTTGAAACAACTATCGATACAATGGCAAATAGGAAATCAATGTAATTTTAGATGCGATTACTGCCACCCTGATTTATACGGTGGCAGTAATCCGTTCTTAGATCACGAACAATTTCAAAAAGGCTTTCTTCACTTACAAGAAAGCGTGATTTCATACGACCGAATAATAATAGAGTTCCAAGGCGGTGAACCAACTATTAGCACGGCTATACGAAATAAGATTGCAGACAACACTGATAGTCGTTATAGATACGTTCTAACAACTAACGCAAGTGCTGACCTTGCATGGTTTGACAAAGCTGCCCCTAACTTTAATAATCTAATACTTGCGTATCATCCGCAAGTAGACACACAACATTTTAAAGATGTTGTTAGTTTGTTACAGGATAAAAGTGTGCCCATAGGAATAGTAGTTAATGCACATAACGAACAAGAACGTTGGGCAAAGGCTGTAGATATATACGAGCATTACAAATCTACAAATATTCATATAAACTTTAAAACATTATTCTCAAACTATCAAACTGGTAATAATAAGTTCTTTGATTATACACAAGAGCAATGGGACTACTATACTAATGTAAACGGTATTACAGTTCCTGCAGATAAGCCAGTTGAGACTCAGATCACATGGGTGCAGGACAGATTATATAATAACTACAAAGGGCACCTTTGCCAAGCAGGAGTTAGTCAAATAGTAGTCGACTACTTTGGATATGTTTATAGAGGTTGGTGCCATGCACACGGCGGTTTAGGTAACTTGTTTGACAATCCAATTAAGCTAGATGTTACACCGAGGGTGTGTCCAAAGGAGATATGTAAGAACTCCTTTGATCAATTAGCAGCTAAAAGCGAAAAGGGTTGGGGATTATGAAAAAGTTATTATGGAATATTTTAGGCTTTTTAAGTCTTGGAATGGCATACATTGGAGTTATCACTCCGGGCATTCCTTACAGTTGTTTTGTAGTATTCGCGGCATACTGTTTTGCTAAGGGCAATAAACGTATGCATGATTGGTTATACAATCACAAACTATTTGGTCCGTTTTTAACTAACTGGAACACCAAGCGAGTATTTCCACATAAGATGAAATACTTTATGCTAGTAACAATGAGCACTAGTTTGATCATTATGTTCTTCACAGGTGTGCCGCTCAAAGGCATTTTATATAGCGGAATCTTTATGTTCTTTGTGGCTGTATGGGCCTGGCGCTTTCCAGGTAGCGTAGAAGAATACGATCGTCGAATTGCAGAGGGTCGTAAAATTGGTTGGTTTAACAACTATATATAAGGTAAATACTCTATTATAATGGAGTATTACATGAAGAAGTTTTTAGCGTTTTTACTGATAGCAGTATCGTCAGTAGCGTTTGCCTGGGAACAACGTGCGCCCTTACCTGTTGAAGCATGTAAGGTTCATAGTCCTTATGGCTTTGCACAAACAGCTCGTCCGGCACAACCCATTTGCCGCGAAGCATATCTAGTAGCATATGATGCTCCTGTAAAGATTCCTGCTTATGTGGCATACACATTAACACCTCCTAACGCATTAGGCTGCTGGCCAAGAACAAATGCGTTCGTTGCGGACAAGTCAGTCCCAAATGGACCTACCCCATCGGATTATGCCGGGACGGGCTACGACAAGGGCCATGCGGCTCCGGATGGGGATTTGAGTTGGAGCGAGATTGTCGAATACGAAAGCTTCTTGATGACAAATATGTATCCACAACACGGGAGCTTAAACCGTGGAATTTGGAAATTACTGGAAACTTCGGTGCGTGGGTGGGCAGTCCAACAGAACCGCGCCTTTACAATATACGTTGGAGCTATATATGGCGCTGGTGACAGCTTTATTGGCAACGGAGTCATAGTTCCACATGGCTTTTATAAAATTGTAATCGATCAACAGACTGGCGCTGTTGCTGGTTGGGCATTCCCACATACTAAACCATATGTTAACTTAGGTAACGACTTAACTAAATTTCGTTTACCTATTGCACAGATTCAACAACAAGCAGGAGTCCAATATAAGTTCCCTGCCAACGCTAAAGAATTACAACCAGGGCAAGAATGGCCTGTAGATTATGGAGCATTAACAAATGCAAAACGTTCTAAATGCGGAAAGGCAGAATGAGTATCCTGTATACCCTGAGGATGATGGTTATGACCGTCCTAGAAACCCTTACAGCCCTGTTTAATGATGTCCTTGAAGGACTAGCAAGATACGGTTGTGGTGTTGCAGGGTTGCCGTATTACGGAGATGACAATGAGAGCGAATGAATTTATTACTGAAGCCAAGAAAGCAATTAAACAACGCTTAGATGCAAAGTGCTGGAAAGGTAAGCACAAAGAAGGCACTAAGATCAAAGGCGGAGTTCGTGTAAACAACTGTGTGCCTAACGAGTCAGTTGCAGAAGATTGGAATAAAGTTAACAAGCAAGACAAAACAGACGGGCTAAGCCGTAAAGCAGTTAAAGCCTATCGTCGTGAAAATCCAGGCAGCAAACTACAAACAGCGGTTACTACTAAACCTAGTAAACTAAAGCCAGGCAGTAAAGCTGCTAAACGCCGTAAGAGTTTCTGTGCTCGTATGAGCGGTAACAAAGGTCCAATGAAGAAACCTAACGGCAAGCCTACTCCTAAAGCATTAGCACTACGTCGTTGGAACTGTGAAAGTGTAGAAGCAATGGTAGACCTAATCATTGAGAATATGGATCACAGTAAAGATAATCAAGCAGTTCCAGAATTAAAAGCTGCTCTACTTGCTAAAAAAGACAAGCTTCAAAAAGCAACAGACGAACAGGTGTATGATATCATTGATTCTATTATGACACGTATTGCCAAGTCACATGGCATTAGTGGACAAAAATTACACGACATGTGGGTTAAAGAATACGACCAAGTCCCAGATACTTGGATCATGAAATGAGAGCTAAAGAATTTATTAACGAAAAATGGAGCGAAAAATATAAACGCTCTATTAATTGCTCTAACCCTAAAGGTTTTAGCCAGAAAGCGCATTGTCAAGGCCGTAATAAAGAAGAAGACTATCATCCAAACGACACACCCCCGGGCCCAGAGTTTAAACCAACAATGCCTAAAGGAACAGTTAGAGTTGACGTAAGTGATGTTTACGATTGGTATAAGTTAGGAAAAAATATTGCAAACTTAAAAGGCCTAAACAATAACGACTTTGGCCAGGGGCCTCCTAGCACTATTGTTAGTTTTGGTAGTGAAGACGAAGAACACAAATACATTAACGATTTAAAAAAGCTAGGTCTTGATACTACTGATATTGATCCGTTAGATCCTAATCAGCCTAAAAACATGCCGCGCCAAAAGATTGATCCAACATACAATGTAGGTGAAAATTTTGCCGATGGCAAGAAGCCGGGTCGCAAAGGCCTGGCTAAACGTAGCGGAGTTAACTGTAAAGCAAGTGTATCAACTCTGCGCAATGTAGCTAAGAATAGTAGTGGTGAAAAACAACGTATGGCGCATTGGTGTGCTAATATGAAGTCAGGGAGAAGCAAATGAAAAAACTAATAGCAGTATTTGCATTTTTAAGTTTAACTGGATGTAGTTCATTACTAGATTATATTCCAAGCCGCTGGGACGTTAATCAAGCAAAGGTTACAACTGACCTAAGACAGAGCACACACAACTTTGATTGTAAAGGTGATCAACAAGCTCAATTAAAACTAGTAGCAGAACAAATACAATGGTTTGATCTCTATGCAGAAAGCAAAGGCACTAAGGATGTTGCTAAACTTACAGCAACAATGAAAGGAACTGTTAAAGAGTTTCAGGATAGACCGCAGCCGGTTAGTGCATTATACTGCGATCTAAAACGTAAGTTAATGATACAACAAGCAGATATAATTGCTAAAACTGTTCAAGGGAGATTCTAATGGGACAAGGTAACATTTTACACGAAGTTATTAATAGCGGACAACCGTGGGCTGCTGAACGTGCTCAGTATGCGCTACAGGTAGCAGAAGCATTACAGAATGGAGGCATCAGTCAGGATGAAGCTCGTGCCATTCTTAATGATTTAATCGCTACAGAAAAGCTCGAAGCCGAAGGTGCTGACCTCCAACTTCGAGCTGCATTAGTATTTGGTGTTACACAAATTATCAGTATGTGCTAAAGACGATCTGAAGAGCTTTAATTAGATCTTCAATCATACCGTCATCATGTAACGGAGTGGGAGCAAATCGTAACCGCTCCGTTCCCACATCTACTGTAGGATAGTTGATAGCTTGCACATAGATGTTGTGATCGTTAAGTAATGCATCGCTCATTGCTTTGGCACGTTTAGCATCTCCAACTAGGACTGGCACAATATGAGTTGATGAAATATCCATAACAGGGATGCCTGCTACTTTCATTCTATGCTTTAATTTACGGGCACGCTCTTGATGCTTTTCTCTTACTTCGTTATGTTCTTTAAGATATTTGACTGCTGCTAACGCACCTGCGCAAGTAACAGGACTCATACTAGTTGTAAAAATAAATCCTGCTGCCACGCTACGAACAGCATCAATTACAATACTGTCACCTGCAATGTAGCCACCTTGCACACCAAATGCCTTGCCTAGAGTCCCGTTGACTATGTCGACCCTGGATTGTAATCCTAACTCTTCTAATTTACCTGCTCCATGCGTTCCATATAAACCTACAGCATGGACCTCATCTATATATGTTATGGCTTGGTATTTGTCTGCTAGATCGCATATCTCTTTGATTAAACTAACATCTCCGTCCATTGAGTAAACTGATTCAAACACAATACAAGGAGTGTCGTTAGCAGCCACTACGGTTTGCAGTATCTGTTCTAACATTTCCATATCGTTATGTGTGAATATAGTTTTACGTGCGCGGCTATGACTCATGCCCACAATCATACTATTATGATTTTGACTATCACTAATAAAGTGTATATTAGGTATAATCTTAGATAGAGCAATCAATGTCCACTCATTAGCTACGTATGCACTACTAAAAAGTAGGGCTCGTTCTTTATTATGAAGCGTTGCTAACTCGTGTTCTAGTGCTACGTGATAATGACTCGTGCCTGCAATATTACGAGTTCCGCCTGAGCCAGCTCCTGTCATATCTAAAGCAGTATGCATTGCATCTAAAACAACCTTGCTTTGCCCCATGCCTAAATAGTCATTACTACACCAGTTTGTAATATTCTTAATGGCGTAGGGACCATACCAAATAGCCTGCGGAAACTTACCGTTTTCACGTAGGATGTCGTTAAACACGCGATATTTGCCGCTAGATTTGAGATCAGCAATTAAGTTGTTGAAAGGTTCTTTGTTCATCATAGTGGTTGTATTTACGCTAAATATAGAACTAGGATATAAATTATGAGAATGCAAGATCTGATACAGGACATTATGAGCTTAATCGATAAAGTTCATAGTCCAGAGCCTGAGCTACACGCACAAGTTACTATTGTAGGCGAGCCTACGCAGGATGCCGAGCCCATAGGGCAGGACAGTCCTTTAACTCACGCACCTGACGATATTCGTAGATTTAGACAAATTGTAGATTTAGGTAGCGATCCTGTTGACCCAACTGAATACGCCAATGCTCCTCAAGAAAAAGTAGCAGGAATTGAAGCAGTTACTACTGACGCAGGCGGCGGCATGAACGGTCCTAAGCATCCACACGATATTCGCGTAAAAGATATTAGTGCGTATCCTAATCAGCAGGAGGTCTAAATGGCTAGTGTAAACACAACGTATCTTGGCTTGTTAAGAACCCCTACAGTATTAGGGGTAGATACTACTACTGCAACATTCTCAAACTATATTGGAGTAATCAGCACCGCTGAAAGTTTAAGTAGTGGCTACTATTATCTCAGTTTGCTACGCGATAGTAGGTTTAATAGTGTTAGCTATCCCACTGAAACATTTAGTGCTATTAGCACGGCGTTAGGAATTACACTAGTTGCAGGTGATACATTTGTTGCTAGACCATTAGATGAAGGTCTAACAAAACAACAGCGTCAAGTAATGAAATTAAACATTGCTGCTAAAAAACGAACTAGAGATGGATATGCTAGAGACACTTACGATATTACACAGTTGCCCGATACCTACAACGGTAATGTTCCAGGAGCTGATGATAATGCTAACGTCGGTGGATTAGTAGAGGGCCGCCCTTGGGTTTAACGCATGTCATACGAACACCCAAACGAATCTAATTTGCGAAATCTCCATAAGGCAATGGAGTATAACGCTCTAGGGCAACCTGTCCTAAGAACTACACTTAAAGTAGGACAAACAGATGCGTTTGGCCGTGTCCGTATAAGTGAACCTTTTACCTTAGGCGACTACAAACACTTATACGGTTTGGATCCTAACTTCATCGATTATACAACAAATGGCGGCACAGTAGCATTCCAAAGCAACAAAGCCTGTGCTAGACTAACAACTAGTAGTAATTCTAGTAGTCGTGTAGTGCATCAAACTAAATTCTATCATCACTACATGCCAGGCAAAAGTCAGCAGATACTTTCAAGTTTTGTGTTTTATGAGGCTACTACTAATGTCACAAAACGCACAGGCTACTTTGATGACAACAATGGTATATACTTTGAACAAGCAGGTGACGGAACACTAACATGGGTAATAAGAACATACACATCCGGCGCACCTGTAGAAAATCGTAAGACACAAGCAGAATGGAATATTGATTCCTGCAACGGATTAGGCGGAAGTTTATTCACATTAGATATTACAAAGACACAGCTAATATTCATTGAATTTCAATGGTTAGGTGTAGGATCAGTCACTGTGGGATTTGTTCACGAGGGTGCTTTTATTCCTTGCCATCAGTTCCATCACTCTAATAGCTTAACTACAGTTTATATGAGTAACCCTAATTTACCTGTTCGATGTGAAATAGTAAACACTGGCACAACTACTGGTGCTTACTTTGATCAAATTTGTTCTACTGTAGTATCAGAAGGCGGTTATGTTGAAGCAGGACAAGATTGGTCGGTAAACAGTCCTGCATCAAGAGCATTGGCTTCAGGAGCAACTTTGCCTGTAATAGCTATTAGATTAAAGACAGCATTTAAAACTTATGCTAATCGTATGATTGTTAGAATGGGTAGTGTTAATGTATTTGGCACACAAGAAAACATGGAATGGAAGTTAATTAAATTACCTAACATCAGTGCTCTTACTACTAGCACTAGCTGGGTAGCAGTTAACGATAACAGTGGGGTAGAATACAATGCAGGAGCTACAGCATTTACCGGCGGAGAAATGATCGACGGCGGATATCTAGCAGCTACTACTCAAGGTAGTCAAAAATCCGCAGGTGCACCGCCTAGCGATCTACCAAGCTCAGCTAAGAAAAACTATATTGTTCAAAACTATGACAGCACTGACAGCGAAATCTATGTAGTGGCTGTAACTAATATTGGCTCATCTGACGGAACTGTTAGGGCTAGTTTGCAGTGGCGTGAAGTCTATTAAAAGATAAGTATTAGTATGCGAGCAAAACAGTTTATCACCGAAGGCTTAGATCAGAATAGAGCCAAAAAGATTATATCAAAATTCATAGAGTTTTGCCAGGAGAATCTTGACTTAGATCAACTGCCTGAGATTGAGTTGCAATTTAATTCTGATCGTTCTGTAGCTAACAAGAGCTTTGGCGGATATGGCAGTCGCCACATTGTATTAACTGTTAGTAATAGACATGTAATGGATGTATGTCGCACACTTGCACACGAGTTAGTTCATTTTAAACAAGACTTAGATAATCAACTAGATGACCCAGACGCTGGCACAACTGGTAGTCCACAAGAAAACGAAGCTAACGCGAAGGCCGCAGTGATTATGCGTAATTGGGGCAAACTACATCCTAAATTGTTTGCAGAACAGGCGATAGAATGACAATAATATTACTGTATCTATTAGTAGTAACTCATACTACAATAGTGTCCGTAACTCTATACCTACATAGATGTCAAGCCCATAGGGGAATTGAATTCCATCCTATTCTAAGTCATTTTATGCGATTCTGGTTATGGTTAACAACCGGTATGACAACTAAACAATGGGTTGCTATACATCGTAAGCATCATCAAAATACCGACGTCGAGGGTGACCCGCATAGTCCGCATATATACGGAATATGGCCAATGGTCTTTGGCGGCGTTCGATTCTATAATCGAGCCGGTAGTGATGCAAACATGATTATGAAATATGGCGTAGGAACTCCTAAAGATTGGATAGAGCGTAAGCTATATACTCCGCATAGTCGTCTTGGTATTCTCTTAATGCTAGTCATAGACCTATTGCTCTTTGGTCCTATAGGGTTCATTGTGTGGGGTATACAAATGATATGGATCCCGTTCTGGGCCGCAGGATTTATTAACGGTGTAGGTCACTGGTGGGGTTATCGCAACGGTGAAACTAAGGACCACAGTCGCAACATAGTTCCATGGGGTATTGTTATCGGCGGAGAAGAGCTACATAACAACCATCATTTAGAACCTGCTAATCCTAAACTAAGTAGACGCTGGTTCGAATTTGATATTGGTTGGATGTGGTTTAAGATATTTGAGAGCTTGCGATTAGCAAAACTTAGGACATAGAAAAAGGACCCGAAGGTCCTTTTTCATTGAGTGTTACGCTACTCTGGCGAACAAGCTATGCTTACTTCTTAGTTCCGCTATTTACGAAACCATAGAACTTTTCAGCTGCTTCAAGAACTTTATCCATTCCTGGAAACTCTGGCATGCCAACTGTTGTAACGATCTGACCAGTCTTCTCGTCACGAGCAGCAGTCAATTCCCAACCTTGGAATTTAACATTGAATTCGTTTTGAACATGGTCCTTAGCCATAGCTAGGATGTCAGCACGAATTTCGTAGCCGTTCTTGTTAAACTTAACTTCTGGTAGTTTTGGTGTAGTAAACTCTGTCATGATTAAGCTGCCTTCTTGTAAAATGCATCGCTAACATTCTTAGTGAATGCAGTAGCAATGGCTAAACTTGCTTCAACCGCAGTTTTAGTAGCTTTTGATTGTGCGTCGATTAGTTTTTCTAGTTCAGCTTTGAACTTAGCGTCAACTGGAAGGTAGTTAACGAACTGTTTTTTTGCGCCTTGAACGGCGTCGATGATTTGATTGTGTGCAAACATAATTTTTCTCCTGTGTTTGTGTGTGCTTAAACAGCACCTTGCTGTCTAAGTATTATTATATATCTCTTTTTAGAAAAAAGCAACTAAAAGTGAATATTTTCCTAGTTGAATTTACTCAACCATCTATGCTACAATACAATAAATACATACGGAACTAAACATTATGCGTAAAACAACAAGAAGCTTCCTACAAGAACTAAGCGACTTAGGGCTAAGTCGCGACACGGATTTAATTGTAGAAAGCCGTGCTTCAAACATTATTCAAAGTGCCGTAAATCTGCTTAATCTAATACGTGAAAACTACGATATTGAAACAGCAGCCGAACTAGAGCGTCGCTTTTTAAACAGCATCAAAACTGGAGATGCTACCAAATTTAAACGCGGCATTAAACGTATTCAGGAAAGTAAAAATGATTCTAAATGAAGGGGGCAATGTATTTGCCGATACAGATAAAGGTTTTAACTCAAAAGAAGTTAAAAACATTATTGCCACAGTTCAGAAACGTTTACCCGACCCTATTAAGTTAATCCCAGTAGGATCAGCAGCTGACCTAGTTCAAAAAGCCAAGTTAGGTGATATGGACCTAATGGTTGACGAAGACGCAGTATTTGAAGTATTTCATGCAAATGATGCTAAAGAAGCTCGTAAGAAAATGCAACAGTTCTTTATTGACTACGGTTTTGAATGTAAGTTAAGCGGAGTTAACGTTCACGTAAGAGTTCCTTTAGAAGACGGTGCAGCACAAGTAGACATTATGGTTGTTAAGAACGCAGAGCGTGTTTCTAAGTTTCATCAACATGCACCTGTGGGCGATGATGCTACAGGATATAAGCGCTCTGCGCACAAGGGTGTAAACAAGCAGATCTTAATTGCACAAATTGCCAAAGATAAAGGTGCTATGTATAGTGCGTTCCAGGGCGCTTTATATGCTAGAACACCAGAAGGCAAGAAAGGTCAGCTAATTGCCGACAATATCGATGATGTAGCAAAAGCACTATTTGGTCCGCAAGCAACTGCCCTTACCCTGGGCAACGTTGAAAATATCCTATCTGCACTAGGCCCACACGCACAACATTACCTAGATAAGCTAACTGCTGATCAGAACTATGTAGCTCCTGAGCAGGTTAGAGAAAGCCTGCACGTAGGCACAACTGACTGGTTTACAGCAATATCTAACAAAATTGGCTTATAACAGCCCGTTTTTTATTCTTTGGCTAAATAATATTACAATGGACTACAGAGGGTAGTTCGACATATCGAGGAGAAAATATTATGTCAGCAACATTAAGAGTAAACGGTTCTGGTTTTACACACGGCACGCTATATAGCGTGATGCAACTTAAGGCGTTCGTTATCGACGCCGGCGCAACACTAGCAGGTGCTAGCGGCGTTATCGACGGTGCTTTAGAGCAACTAGTTCGCGAAGTTCAACCTTTGATGTATTTTTCAACAGGCACTTCTGGCGTAGTTCACGTTATCGTTGACGGCCACGCAGTTGACGCAACTACATTGCAAGCACGTATCCGCGCAATCGGAACAAACGGCGTTGATAGCTATGACTTCAGCGGCGCAACTGTTACATTGGGAACATCAATCGTAGTAAGTTAATTCTCAGGGATGGGAAGACTAAGCACCCTTCGGGGTGCTTTTTTATGGCTAAGTTTTCAAGTGTTATTATTGTTATCAATACTCGCGTAAATACTAGATGAAAAATACACATTGGAAAGCAGTTATGTTCCTTGCTCTAACATTAATGTTGTTAGGGGGCGCGGTATCATTTTGGGGAATACATTATCACTTACAAGCAATCGCAGTTACTGGATTGGTTATAATCTCAACTGTCTGCGTCAGTTGGTGGTTTTGGGTAATGTTTATTATCCGCACTATGATGACCCTTAATGAAAGGACTGTAGCGAGCTTAGAAGGCATACACAAAGATATAGGCACGGTTAAGACGTTATTGAAAGAATACGAAGAGTCAAGATAAATAACTCTAGTAGGCACACAATTAGGCATAATCATAGAACCCCAAAATATTCCACTTGGAGAGTGAACATTATGGCTACATCGCCAACGACTGAATTAGAAAAGACCAGCCTTGAAGCACACGTTGATTTGTGTGCGCTACGCTACGGGCAACTTGACGACCGTTTAACTGCACTTGAAGGCAAAGTAAGCACAGTCCACAAGGACATCTTAGAAGGACAAAAGAGTTTAACCAAAGTTATTATTGGCACAGCAGGCACAGTTATTGCAGGCATTATTTCAATAGTTATTGTATTACTAATGAAGGCAGCTTAACTTAAACTCTAAGAATAAGCTCTAGTTTATCTAGAGCTTTTTTTGTGGCTGTTAAATACATGCCATGGATTATAGATTACACACCCTAGTTGACATTACTAATACCGGCAGGTTTCGTAATGAGCCCGGATACGAAAAAGAAAAGTTTCAAGAGCAAAACTTCAATACAGTCTTACAGACTATTGGGATGCGTTCAAACGTAAACTTTAGAAAGAAGCCGGAAGCTAAACAACAAAACACCAAAGAACTAGGATTCCCGTTTGACGATAACATGTTAGTATGGACATTTGAGTGGTCAACTGACGGCAGCGACATTTGGTTAGAAGATAACGATCAACTTGCGCTCTTACGCAAGGATTTTGAATTTGTGCCGTTTATTACTAACTTAGACGAAGCGGTGGCAATACAACACGCTGCATTTAAAACACAGGGCAAAGACTGCAATATTGTATTCGAAATACGTGAATAAATACTGATATGCGTCTACAAGAATTAGCACAAGTTGCACCATATCACGACACCCTTAATCCTGCATTATGGGAAAACGGTAACCTCATTACAGAGGTTCGCTACAAACTAATGATGATTGCCCGCCACTTTGCTAACTTTCTCAAAGTAGATAAACTTAATTTAAAAGATATTACAATTAGCGGTAGCAATGCGGGCTACGGATACAGCGAGTTCAGTGATATCGATTTGCACTTAGTAGTAGAAGGTGCAGCTACACAATCCGAGCTGTTTACTGCTAAAAAGAATCAATACAATTTTACATACGATCTTAAGATTAACGGAATTCCAGTAGAATTGTATGTGCAAGATGCAGCCCAGACACATCATAGTGCTGGCATATATTCAATACTTAACGACGAATGGTTAAGTAAACCCAAACACAATGCTCCTGTAGTTAGCGAGCGTGAAGTTAGAAGCAAAGCCCGCAGTTATGCTGGGCAGATTAATCAAGCCCTACGTAGCGGAAACTTAGCTAAATGCGAAGAAACTATGGATCACATCTATCGTTTGCGCAAAGCAGGACTAGAAGCTAGCGGAGAATTTAGCGTGGAAAACCTAGCATTCAAACTGCTAAGGGACCGTGGTCAAATTAATAAATTGCGTAAATATATAGATAAATTACAAAGTGCTGAACTAAGCCTAGAGGATCAATTATGAAAGTTAGAGATATCGTAATGCGTGAAGACGCTAAAATTACTAAGAGTGACGGAAGCGGAGTTGAAATCACAGCAGACGACGGAGTTAAGACTACCTTACCAGCAGACAAAGCTGCTGCTCTAATGCCAGATCCAGAAAAACCAGGCGAATACGATTTTAATCCACAAGCAGTTTCTCAGACAGCTAGTTCTGGACAACCTGAAGGTCCTAAAGTTGGGGCAAATGTAGAAATTAAAACAGCTGAAGATTCTGCTACTCCTGTGGGAGAAATTCCAGATAGCGTTACACTAGACTCAGCAGATGGTTTTAAAGATGCACTAAGAAAAGCAGGAGAGCAAAGCGGTGTTGAACCAGAAACTCTAGCAGGTATTGATAAGATAGTAGTTACAGATGCAGACGGATCTGTTAATGTTAATGCAACATTAAAGAATACATTACAACTATTGGGCGAAGCGTCTGTTCAGTTTGTGCAATTTTATAAAGATCTACTAAATGCAATGATCAAAGGAACACAGTCTCCAGAGTTTGCACAGGTAGATCCCGAGGCAAAACAAAGTGTAATTGATGCCATTAATGATATGAAAAAGCAGCTGCCTGTTTTTGAAAGAGAAGCTGCGGCCTTGCAAGCTCAAATACAAGCTGCACAAAAAGATCCAGAAGTCACCCGTATCCAGGAACTAGCGGGCACAGCACCTTCACCTGCACCTGCACCTGCGGCAGCACCACAAGTTGATCCTAAAAACTGGAAAGTCCCTAGTATTGATTTCTTAAAGAAAAACTATCAGCATCCTGCAGATGTTATTGACGGTGCAAGCCCGTCTACAACTGATCCTGAGAGAATCGGAGCATGGCCACCTGACAGCGACTTTGCTGATCTATTAATGGCGTTAGATGCTTCTTACTATCAAGCTCGCCAGGCAGATCCTAACTTCCAACAGCCTGGATTTGTTAAAGACGATTGGGAACTTGTGCAACGTTTGCTATCAACACCAGAAGGCAAAGAATATGCGATTGCTAACTGGATCGGCCTAGCAGATGTTAACGATAAATCTGCAGAGGCAGAATTTAACCGTGCCCAGCATAAAGAGTTTGAAAAACAACGTAATGAGCGAGATATGGCAAAACCGGACGGTGTGTATACTCCTGGTTGGAAATACGATCAAAAACTAGGAACAACACCAGTTCAAGCCGACTTACAAAAGCAAAAGCAAGCTCAAGCTGCACAGCCTGCACCACAAGTTGCTAAAGAAAGCGCAGAGCTATCAGCATTGCTAAAGATTGCAGGCCTAAGATGAAAATAAGCGAATTGTTAGCAGGCTTTGAACACAGCCCCCGTAACGAGAAAGTTTATAACATGCTCGACGGGTTTGAAGTTTGGATTACTAACGAAGAAAAAGAACTTATGGCTAAACTCAAAGAGCCTGTTAAGATCAGTAATCTAAGCGAGCAAGATCAGTTCAGAGTGCAGGCCATGATTCGCAAGAGTTTGATAACTAAGATAGGACACGATGATCCTAGCGTAGTTGCAAATGAAAAAACAATATAAATCTAAAAAGAAACAACCTATAGCAACAGCTAAGGTTAAAGAGTTAGCCGAAACGTTTGGCTCAACTCTTGATAAGAAACTGCCCATAACAATGTTAAAGGGCGGTGCGATAGGTTATAAAGAATTTATTATTAAACAAACACCTAGCGGTCGTTGGGCAGTTTATAACATGAATAACCTGCGAGAAGCTGTGGGTGAGTATAACTTAAAAACTTGTGCGCTAATGGCGGCAAAATCGTATAATGCTACGCAAATAGCACGATTCTTTGAAATTAGGGATCTTGATGCGCATTATCAAGCAAGCTACATGGAGCATCAAGTTTATCAGAAAAACATTAAAACAGCTAAAGAGTTTGATAGATACGTAATACTATTAAATAAACTAGAAGAGAGTGTTATTAAAACAGAGCTATATAAGAAGAAAATCACAGCTATGTTTCACAACGCATTCGTATAAATATATTCATATCCTAGGAATTCATCATGCAGATTAGAGAATTATCAAAACCAGTTACTAGCAAGCAACTAAACGAAAATGCGGCAGCAAAGTTTGGTTACAAACTACAACTAGAGCAATTTAGTGACGTGCAACTAGAAGACGCACGTAATAAACTACGCACAAAGATTAGCCAGTTTGAGCTATCTGAAAGTTTTGATTCTGTCCACGAGAGTCATGATTATCAAAAAACTCGCATGTTCCTAGATGTGATTAACCAAGAGATCATGGAACGCGAAGAAGGCAAATGCAGCAAGTGCGATTGCAACCCTTGCGAATGCGATGACCACGAAGAACAGGATAAAAAGAAAATGAAAAAGAAAACATCAGAGAGCCTAGCAAAGTATGCTGGTATGATCGGTCGTGCTAAAGAGATGTCAGTTCCTAACAGCTGGATCGAAAGCGCGATCAAAAGAATGCACTTAGGCGAATCAGATAAAGAAGAACTAGGCAGTGAACTAACAATCCGTTACGAACTAACAGAATCACAAGTTCACCATATCCTACACGAAGGCGAAGAAGACAAAGCAGCTATTATTATGGCAACTAAGGACATGGTAGATCGTATTACAGGTTGGTTAGAAGACGTTGCTACCATGAAAGCAGAATCCTTATTAGAATTATTAGACTCTATAAGAGAAACTTCAGGAAGCGATGTATCGCAACAATATAGCGATGCTGTTAAACCAGCATTAGAGGCTATCTACACAGCACTAGAAACAAGTCGTCAAGGCTTGTCAGGCGCATTGGCAATCGTATCAGGCGGTGAGGCACCAACAATGGGCGCAGCACCTGGCGCTGCTCCAGGCGGCGCAGAAGGCGAAATGGCTGACATGGGCAGCGAAATGGGCGCAGACTTAGGCGTTGAAGAACCAGTAGCTGAACCAGGAGCCGCAGGCCGTGAGAAGCGTGAAAGCGTTGACTACAGCCGTCGTTTAGGTCAAATCTTAGCTGGATCAAAAAAAAAGTAATTGAAAGCATTGACCCTGTGGTCAGTGCTCTTCAAACTATCCAATCAAACTCAAACTTTAAAGACGAAACCAATGCCCTTACATACAGGGCATTGAATAGTCTTACTCGCGACGAAGGCGCCCCTGCTATCGACTATGACAGATTTGCTGCACTTTGGGACACAGAAGAAGGCAAGCCACCTGAGCAACAACTAATCCGTGGACTAGTTAAAAGCTTCGACGGTAACGGTATTGTAATCAAAACTCACGAAAAAGAAAACGAACAGCCAAAAGGCGAGCCAAAGAAGTCTCGCATTCAAGCTATGGCTAAGAGAGCCGCTGGTAAAGAATTAGGTTGACTTTTTCCTAGAGTTGTTGTATTATAATCCATGACTCTATTAATCGAAAAGTTTCAATATTCAAAATTAACCCGTGACGAGTCTTCTGGTAAGCGTTTATACGCAACCCCAGAAGGTCACAAAGTTCCAAGTGTTACTACCATCTTGGATAAGACTAAGCCTGCTGAATCACGTATTGCGTTAGCTAACTGGAGAAAAGCAGTTGGCGAAAAGAAGGCTCAAGAGATAACTACCGAAGCTGCAAACCGTGGAACACGTATGCACAAGTATCTAGAAGACTACGTTAAGGGTGAGCCTTTAAAAGAATCTGTATCAAATCCCTATGCTAATCAAAGCCTTATTATGGCTAAGAAAGTAATTCAAGAAGGGTTTGGTAAAATTACAGAAGTATGGGGCAGCGAAGTTCCGCTATACTTTCCAGAACTATATGCGGGAACTACTGATTGCGTGGGAGTGCATGACGGGGACGAAAGTATCCTAGACTATAAGCAATCCAATAAGCCTAAAAAGATTGAATATATTGAAGATTACTTTATTCAGCTTACAGCATACGCACTAGCACACAACGAAGTGCATGGAACTAATATACGCAAAGGTGTTATTCTAATGTGCGTAAAACCACCAGAAATCAGTCCAGGAGTTTGGGGTGAACCCCAATATCAAGAGTTTATCTTAGAACCTAAGGACTTTGATTACTGGACAGAACGCTGGTGCAAGCGGGTGGAAGAATACTACAGAGGTTAACTGATAAATATCACATAAGAGGATATTTACATGGCTGTCGTTCAAATTTCGAGAATCCAAGTCCGTAGAGGCAAAAAGAATGCCGGAACTGGACTTCCACAACTAGCAAGCGGTGAAATTGCATGGGCAATCGACGCCCAGGAACTTTACATCGGTAACGGAGCCGTTAGTGAAGGCGCACCAGAAGTTAATAACACTAGAATATTAACTGAGCACGACAACCTATTAGATCTTGCTGGGCAATACGAGTATCGCAAAGCAGATGAGCATATTCAAACAGGCGTTGACTCCACTCACCCTGTTATTAGATCACTACAAGAACGCTTAGACGAACGAGTAAGTATTTTTAGCTTTGGTGTGGACAACACCGGAGTTGACGATGTATCAGTTACTTTACAGCAAGCAATTGATCAGTTATTCAATAATCCTGCAACTATTACAAGCACATCGAGCAGAGTAATTTTAGAAATGCCTGCGGGAACTTACAAAATATCCGAAACAATTACAATTCCTAGCAATGCTACTATTGTTGGTAACGGCGCTGGCAAAACTATTATTGAATACATTGGTTCTGAAACAGCATTTGTTTTTAACAACGATAGTGCTACGTCTATTGATAATTCAGAAGACCTAACACAGCCTCGTAATATTTTATTAAAGGGTCTAACAATACATTCAAACACATCTAACAAGTGTGTATTGAGATTAGATGCAGTTCGAGATAGCGTATTTGATGACTTAGAAATATTAGGCGACATGTTCGCAGTTGGCAATTCAACACCTATTGATATTAGCACCGGCGCTCAGGGCGGCTTGCAATTTAATGCCAAGAGCGCATTGGTAACTTGCCAACGCAACTTGTTCAGGAATGTTAGAGTGTCCGGATTTACATTCTGTGTATATGCAAAGCAAGACATTCAATTAAACACGTTTGAAAATTGTTCTTTCTCAAAAGCATACATTGGAGTAGCATTTGGTAAAAACGCAATCAATGTAACTGGCGAAGTATACGGCCCACGTAACAATACATTTACTAATTGCACCTTTACTGAGATTAAGCGTCAAGCTGCGTTCATCTATAAAGGCCACGGCAACATTTTTAGTAAGAACAGATTTATTGGTGTAGGCAACGACGGTGGTAGTAACGAAGTTGCTAAGTATAGTCAAATTAAATTTGATGTCCCAGGCAACATTGTTGAAAACTTAATATCTGATCGCGCAGTTGATATGGCTGATCCAGAAACATTCCCTACTACTGCCTATGTTGCTGAAGTAAGTGGGGTGGCTTCATACCAATCACCGATTGCACAAGTTGCATACTTAGATGAAGTCAGTGCAGTAGAAACAACTGGAACTGTTACATCAACATCGGCGTCCACTGATCGCATAACAGTTGCTTCAACGTCTGGATTAGTTGACGAAATGGCAATCGTGTTTACTGATTCGTTTGGTAATATTGAAGGCGGTAGAACTTACTATATTAAAAACGTGGTAGATGGACAACATTTTACAGTTACGGACAAACCGTTGGGTAGCACACTTCAATTAACTGATGCTACACCTAACGTATCTTTTAGGGCACATAATCCGGGCGCACCTGCATTCCGTTTACCAATTGATACCGACGCTGCCGGTTATGTTATCAACTATGTATATCGTAGCACCAGCGGCACTCACAAGCGCAGAGGAACATTAACTATTATTGTTGATACTGCAAACAGAACTAGCCAACTTACTGACGAATATGATTTTGTTGGCGAAGAAGGATCAGATGATGCTCTTTCATTCTCGGCAAGACTATCTGCATTGAACGGCACAGCCCGAGATACCCTTGTAGTTTGGTATAGTAATACCACAGCCGGCGACAGTAATGCCGAAATGACTTACTCATATTCAGCAATCTACTAACCAAACCCGTAGACTTTTTCATTAAATGCGTGTATTATTATCATTGTAGAGATGATAATAATCTCGCCAGTAAAGTTTAAGTGTAAAATCAAGCGTAGTTGCTGTAAATCCATGTCTTTGAATAACTTTTTTGTGGTTTCGCCAACCCACTAAATACTTCCTAAGAAGATTGTTCGAGCATAATTATATAACAACCTACCGTAGAGAAAAATGAATAAAATTACAGTAATAAAAAGAAGCGGAAGTAAAGAGCCACTACACATTGAAAAGTGGCAAGCGCAGATTGCAAAAGTCTGTAGCGGTATAGCAGACGTAAGCCAGTCGATGATTGAAATTAAAGCTCAACTTCATTTCTATGACGGCATTACAACAAAAGAAATTGACGGTATTACTCTACGAGCTATCGTTGATTTGATCGATGTAGAACAGAACCCAGACGTTGGTCATACTAACTACCAATTTGTAGCAGGTAAGCAACGTTTGAGTATGCTACGCAAAGATGTATACGGTTCATACGAAGTTCCCTCCCTATATAACATAGTTAAAAAGAATATCGCAGTGGGACTATACACACCAGAGTTACTGGAATGGTATAGCGAAGACGATTGGAACAAAATGAACGAGTTCATCGATCATGAAAAAGATGAACAGTATAGTTACGCGGCTATTGAACAACTGATCGAAAAGTATCTCGTGCGTAACCGAGCTACTAAGGAGATCTATGAAACACCTCAAATTAGATACATGGTTGCAGCCGCTACTGTATTCCATAAAGAAGAGCCGAATAGTGCAAGAATGCGTTACATTAAAGAATATTATAACGCAGCATCCGATGGTTTGTTTACTCTTGCTACACCTGTCTTGGCTGGCCTTGGCACTCCTACTAAACAGTTTTCTAGTTGTGTGCTTATCCGCAGTGACGACGATTTGGATAGCATATTTGCTTCTGGAGAGATGATGGCCAAGTATGCTAGCAAACGTGCTGGCATTGGTTTAGAAATTGGCAGACTACGCCCGTTGGGTAGCCCCATTAGAGGTGGCGAGATTATGCACACAGGTATGATACCATTCCTGAAAAAATGGTTCGGTGATTTAAGGAGTTGTTCTCAAGGTGGAATCCGTAATGCTAGTGCTACTGTCTTTTATCCTATTTGGCACCATCAGTTTGATGATCTCATTGTTCTCAAGAATAATCAAGGCACGGAAGAAACTCGTGTTAGATTTATGGACTATGGAGTGGTATTGAATGCCTTCTTCTGGAAGCGTTTTAAAAACAAAGAGAACATTACATTCTTTGACCCAAATGAAGTGCCAGATCTATACGAAGCATTCTATTCAAATACAAACTTGTTTGAAGAGCTGTATCTAAAATACGAAAAGCAAGCAGGCCTACGTAAGAAAACAATGTCAGCTGAAGATGTATTCAAAGGTGGCATTCTAAAAGAACGCACTGACACTGGACGTATCTATCTAGTGTTTGCAGACAACGTGATGAACCAAGGTCCATTTGATCCTGAGTATCATACCATTTACCAGAGTAATCTTTGCTGTGAAATACTTTTACCTACTAAGTCCTTTAAACGTTTGGATGACAGCGATGGTCGTATCGCTCTTTGCACCCTTGGTTCAATCAATTGGGGAGCGTTCCGCAATCCTGAAGATATGCGCCGTGCTTGCCGCATATTGCAGCGTAGCCTCTGTAACATTCTTGACTATCAAGACTTTCTTTCCATCCAGTCTAAACTAAGCAATGACGAGATCCAACCATTGGGTATCGGTATCACAAACTTAGCCTACTGGCATGCTAAACGTAGTCTTAAGTATGGCGAGAAAGATGCGCTTCAAGAAGTTAAGAGTTGGATGGAGCATCAGGCATTCTATCTTACTGAAGCTACTGTAGAGTTAGCTAAGGAACGAGGTGCGTGTTTACACAGTAGCAAGACCCGTTACGGACAAGGCAAGTTCCCCTGGGAACTACGTGCTAAGGGTGTCAATGAACTAGCAGACTTTAAACCAGAGCTAGACTGGGAAACACTACGAACACAAATGAAAGAGCACGGAGTTAGAAATGCTACACTCATGGCTATTGCTCCCGTTGAAAGTTCTAGTGTCGTTATTAATAGCACCAATGGTATTGAAATGCCTATGTCGCTTATTACAGTCAAGGAAAGCAAAGCCGGTTCACTTACACAAGTTGCACCTGAGTATTCGAAACTAAAGAACAAGTATCAATTAATGTGGGAACAAACAGACTGCGCAGGCTATCTAAAAACAGCCGCAGTTCTAGCTGCCTATGTTGATCAATCGATTAGCACTAACACGTTCTACAATCCAGCACATTTTGCTGATCGTAAAGTTCCAACTACATTGATTGCAAAGAATTTAATGCAAGCACACAAGTGGGGTATTAAGACATTCTACTATAGCCTAATTAACAAGGCAGGCAGTAAGGAACAAGAAGAAACTTCTAAGCCATTAGAAGTTGTCAACTTTGATGACCAAGACGATTGCGAGTCATGTAAATTATGATTACAATAACTGAATCCGCTGTAGCTAAAATTGCAGATATCCTTGCAGAGGAAAATAACCCTGCGGTTAAACTTAGAACATTTGTTCAAGGTGGCGGATGTAGCGGATTCAGTTACGGATTCACATTAGACGAAGAACAGAACGAAGACGATTTTACTATTGAAAGAAACGGTATTGTTGTCTTAGTAGACAGTATGAGTATGCAATACTTGCAAGGTGCTACTATTGATTACAAAGAAGAATTAATGGGAAGTCAATTTGTGATACAAAATCCAAATGCAACTACTACTTGCGGATGCGGAAGTAGTTTTGCAGTTTAAACGAGAATAACAATGAGTCAAGCACAGTATAACTTAAAAACAAAAACAGATTACCTACATCGTAAAATGTTTCTAGATCCCGATGGTCCAGTTACTATTCAACGATTTGAAGAAGTTAAGTATCAAAAGATTGCTAACTTTGAAACTACAGCCCGCGGATTCTTCTGGGTGCCAGAAGAAATTAGTCTAACTAAAGATGCAGGAGACTTTAAAGATGCAAGTGAAGCCGTTAAACATATTTTTACTAGCAACCTATTGCGTCAAACAGCACTTGATAGTTTGCAAGGTCGTGGACCAACACAGGTATTCACTCCTGTCTGTAGTTTGCCAGAAGTTGAAGCCTTAATGTATAATTGGGGTTTCTTTGAGACCAATATTCACAGTCGTAGTTACAGTCATATTATTCGTAACATCTACAATGTGCCAAAAGATGTGTTTAACACTATTCATGATACTAAAGAGATTGTCGACATGGCTAGCTCAGTTGGCAACTATTATGATAAGCTACATCAAATTAACTGTCAAGTTGAACTTGGACAGTCAGTTAGTGAACAAGAACATATCAAAGCAATTTGGTTAGCACTTCACGCAAGTTATGCCTTAGAGGCGTTCCGCTTCATGGTATCGTTTGCTACAAGTCTTGCTATGGTAGAGAATCGTATCTTCATTGGTAATGGCAACATTATTAGTCTAATCTTACAAGACGAATTGCTACACAAAGGTTGGACTGCTTGGTTGATTAATCAAGTAGTCAAAGAAGATCCACGTTTTGCTCAAGCCAAGATAGACTGCGAAGCAGAAGTATATCAACTATATATGGATGTCATTCGTGAAGAAAAAGCATGGGCTGACTATTTGTTTAAGATGGGTCCGGTAATTGGTCTTAATGCCAACATTCTAAAAGACTTTGTTGATTATACAGCAGTCAGCGCTCTCAAGGAAATTGGAATTAAGTATGCTAATCCTGCTCCTAAATCTACACCAATTCCGTGGTTCAACAAACACGCTAATACTAGCAACAAGCAAACCGCCCTACAAGAAAATGAATCAACGAACTATGTCATCGGCGTTATGAGCGATACTCTAGACTACGATGAATTACCTGCATTATAAGAGAAAAAAAATGATTACAGTATATTCAAAGAACAACTGCCCATTTTGTGATAGAGCAATGGCACTATTAGAAAGTAAGGGTATCGAATTTAAAACAGTTAAAATGGAAGATGATCCCGGAGCTCGTGAGTTCTTAATGGATCAAGGCTTGCGCTCAGTTCCACAAATTTTTAAGGACGGCGTTCTCCTTCCAGGTGGCTATCAAGGCCTTGCTGGTAAAGACGAAGAATTTTTTAACACACTAAAGGGATAATATGTTAATTGACAAAGGCGTAACAGAAGGTGAAGTAATCACCTTAAAACTAACAAGCGGTGAAGAAATTGTTGCTAAGTTAGTAGAAGATGGTCCAGTTTATTACAAACTAAGCCGTCCAATGGTAATTGGTATGGGCGAGAAAGGTCCCGGATTAATGCCATACTTGTTTACAGTCCATCCAGACAAAGAAGTTAAGTTACAAAAAGCTACAGTAACAGTGGCAGAAGCAACAGAGAAGTTGTTTGCAGATCAGTTTATACAGTCTACTACTGGAATTAAACTAGTGTAAATACTAGTTTAAGGATATTATATGGCGCTAACAGTAAACACTACACTAATTCCAGGACAGACTATTGTCACAGATGATATAACAGGGGGGATTGCAATAGTTCCGCCTAACTATAGTAATGTCTACCAACAGATTGTAACAGCACTTTCTAAAATAGCGCCAGTTGTGTTGGAAGACACAACTGCATCAATAACTGATGATGTAGTGACCTTATCGAGCGCATTAGCTAGTAGTCCGGTTGGATGTTTTGTTGAAGCAGACGGCATACTAGCTGATACATATATTGTAGATTATTATTCAACTGAACTTGCGCCCGAGACGTTTGAATATTTTTGCAAGTTGAGTAAACCAGTTAGCTCTACGATAGAATCTGTTTCTGTGAGATTTGTATCTTCTAATATAATGTTAGTAAAACAACTAATGATGTTAAATGAGTTGCAGACTGCTATATCGGACACTCAGACTTCTATTTTAGAAACTCATCAAGGTATTAAAACATTAGGCGAAGGTAACGGTTTCCATATTGTCGGCCCTTGGGAATGGTTAGGTATGAGCTCAATCGTTAAGCTATATAAAGAACGTGGAGTTGACCTCGTTGCGCTTAAAGCAGAAGTTGATGCAGTTCCAAAGAGTATATAATGCCAGGCGTCTCAAGAGTAGGAGTTGATGCTGCCGGTTCCACTATTGTTGGTAACCTAGCACCAACGGTATTTGTTGATGGAAGTCCGATAGCAGTTGTAGGAGCCTCAGTTGCAGGCCATGGTCGCGGTCCACATGCTGGTCCAACAATGGCTGCAGGATCTGGAACTGTGTTTGCAAATAGTATTCCAGTAGTCCGCGCAGGTGATCCAGCAACCTGCGGTCACCCTGCTTCGGGCAGTGGAGATGTAATAGCAGGTTGACATCTTACATAAACGTGCTATAATACAGCATGAACATTTATTTAGACATGGACGATGTGGTTGCAGACTGGCACAGCCGCGCACAAGAAATCCTCAAACTACGCTGGGACAAAACTGGCGAGCGCATTCCGCAACGCGAATGGGATAAGATCAAAGAAGACTTGCGTTTCTATCGCAATTTACCATTGATGGAAGGCGCACATGAACTAGTTGATATGTGCAAAGAATACATCGCACGTAATCCTCAATTTCACTTACGTTTCCTTACAGCACTACCACATGACTATAGTATGCCCTTAGCGGCACAGGATAAAGTTTGGTGGGCAAACGATCACTTCCCTGGAATTCCTGTAACTATTGGACCGTTTAGCTTTGATAAGTGGCGTCATTGTAAGAATCCGGGTGATATCTTAATCGATGATCGTCATAGTAATTGTAGTGAATGGACGTCTGCAGGCGGTGTAGCACACGTTTTTACTACATGGGCTAACTGTAAACCGTGGCTAGAAACCGTTCTGCAAGCATAAACAACTAATAAATACATAATCAAGTTTATGGAGTCAGTATGGCCAATGGAAAATTAGGGTCTTGGAATTTATCAGCAGGTATTAACCAAGCAATATACGTTTGTAACAAAGACCAAGCAACAGTCTTAACATTAAACATCGTTAACAGGAATACAATTCCAGCTGACATTCGGGTTGCAATTAGCACAAGTGCAACAGATCCGGGACCTGCCGAATATATCGAATATGATGTAGAAATTTTACCTAAGGGTGTGTTAGAACGCACGGGTATTATTGTTGGACCTCAGCAGTATCTTGTTGTAAAGTCAGATACTGCTCAAGTTAATGCAGTATGTTGGGGAATCGAAGTTGGTGACACAACCGGTTCTCTAAACATTAATGCTAATGCAGGAACCACTCCAACCTGGACTACGGCTGCTGGATCATTAGGAACAATAACAGTTGGAAGTCCAACTGCATCTGAGTCCCTTCAATTAGTTGCAACAGATCCTTATAACGCTACTCTTCAGTATACCGTGTCGAGCGGATCATTACCGGCCGGTATGGACTTGCAGACAAACGGTCTGCTTACTAACAGAAAGACTACAACAGGTTACACTTCGGGAACGGGTGGGCAAACAACATCATTTGATGTTAGGGCATCAAATGGCACCAACAGCGTTGTTCGTTCTTTTTCCATCACTAAGAAGTGGAATGACGGAAGCACACAAGCCTTAGCTGCACCTAGTGGATATTGGCTCGCTCAGAATATCGGATCTTCATATCTAAGTTCGGGTAACTACTGGATTAAATCTGCTCGAATGCCAAACGCACTTCAAATGTATGTTGATATGACTGAAGAAGGTGGCGGATATGATTTTTATAGAATCCAGAGCGGTCCGAGCGTTTCATACATTACTGATACGCACGGTGGCACAGCATTAGGCTTAGAACTAATGATGCCTCGTTCTAAATATCATTGGAAGGCGGCACGTAATTATGTTACTAACGTAATTGGCTCTACTGACTATACATACTTTTCAAACCTAATCGGAGTCTATAGAACTAGTAACGTAGGGCAGGGTAGCAGTAACTATACTAACGTTCCAATGCGTAGTATTGACTATGCAACGGTCATCGGTGGCAACGTTCAAACTGGCACATATGCTCCGGATTGGCGTGTGCTAGACGGCGGTCGTTGGTGGATTCGTGATACTGCTTATTCAGAACCAAACGGGGACTACAACGTATATGGATTCTTAGGTAACATGGATCGCGGATCTTTCCCCGGCGGCACATACAGCTACGGTGACCTAGTATTCAACGACGGTGGCGCATATGCTACTGGAAATTACTATTTGGTGTCAACAAACGCCAAACCATGATTAAGACCATATAAAAACACAGGCATTAAATATTATAGCATTAAACAGGAGAAACAAATGGCTACAAACAAATACCAAGAATTTACAGCAATCGTAGAGGCTATGGAAGCAGACTTCGAAAAGTTTTATGACAAAGAAGTTGGCGCAGCTGGAACCCGTGTTCGCAAAGCATGTCAAGATTTGGCAAAACTTTGCAAAGAAACACGTAATGATGTTACAGCGGTAAAGAATGCTCGTAAAGAAGTAAAATAATATGGATATAGAACACGGGATTAAGCAAATCGTCGCTGAACAGTTAGGAGTCGATATTGCGTCGGTTCAAAACGACCATAAATTTATTTCTGACCTAGGGGCTGATTCTCTCGACACAGTTGAACTAATTATGAAAATTGAAGAACATTTTAAATTAGAAATCAGCGACGTGGATGCTGAGAATATCAACACCGTTCAAGACGCAATCAACTACGTTCAATCACATACCTAATAGAATTAGGGAATGAATGTGTGGAACAGGCAATCAACTCGTGATTGGATTGCTCAACTTGAGCACCGACTCGAAGATATAGAATACTATCTTCGAAAAACAGTAAGCTGGTGCGAAGATAATAACATATACGACGATCGGACAGTATTTGCCTGCACTGTCATGACCGCCGTATGGGTTAGCCATCTTCGCAACGAGCCTATATCAAAACGAGAGTTATTTGAAATCCTTGGAGTAGATGGCTGGGATCAAGTCGATGACGCCATTTATGAATTCAATGACGCTTACTCGTTCTACGAACACGAGGAACTACTTGAAATGGTTGCCCGTTCGTTTTAATTGACCAGGGTTAAGTTTGACTGTATAATAACTGACAAACTTAACTTTTGGTGAATATATGAGTATGCACTTAGTTGGCCCGTATCTTACTACTACCGGTAAGAAAAAAGGCAAGAAAAAATTTGCTTCAGCCGAAGCTAAACGAAAGAGCGAACAATTGGATCGAGAGTGGAAAGAACTCCAAAAGAAATGGGGTGTAGAAGCCGAGGAACGAAAGCGTAATCGAGCATTATCTGCTCCAAGTTTGAGCGGCAATTATTCTCTTAAGATTCCGGAAGGTAGGAACACAACTGCTCATATTAAGAGCGTTGATACGGGCGGAACTGCAACACTTGCCCCACCAAAAGTTTACACAGGGACCAAGGTAAAAGGCATTGCAACCATGCATAAGAGCAATGCTGTGCCGGTTTTTAGCGATGAAGAGGCGGTTGACATTTCTAGGATGAGGCGTTAAACTTGCTGATAAGTAAACTTAGTAGTTTTTATATGCAAAATAAGGATAATTACTTATTGTCCAGAAAGGTTCTGGACAAAACCGAAAGGCTTTTAACGCATAAGGAGATGTATCGAAGCCATAATGACGGAACTAGCAATTCCTGATCCAGCGTAAAGGAGAAATAAAATGATACGCATCATTAAATTAGTTGTATACTGTTTAGCCGCAATGGCTGTCGGTATTGCAGGAGTCCAAGCAGTGGACTACAAACTGGATAAGCTCAAAGAAGCTAGACAATCTTATAATCCAGTAACAGCGGAAATGAGACAGAAACAATTAGACTGTCTTGCTCGTAACATATATCACGAGGCCGGCTACGAATCCTTTGAAGGAAAGGTAGCAGTAGCTCAAGTAACAATCAACAGAACAGAGTCTGGCGCTTTCCCAAGCGACATCTGCAAAGTTGTATATCAAAAGAACATTGTCTATGAAAAGGTTCTATGCCAATTTTCATGGTATTGCGATAGTGCTTCTATCAAGAAGCCAATGAATGGTCCTGTCTACACCGAAGCAATGGAAGTAGCAAAGAAAGTTCTTTTAGAAGGATTTAGATTATCGTCAGTTAAAGACGCATTGTATTTTCATGGAGACTATATTAATCCCGGATGGAAACGTGAACGGGTTGCTAAAGTCGGTCGACATATCTTTTACAAATGAGAAACATAATGAACACACAAACTATTAAACAAGGCGTTAAGGATTTTTTCAATTTTGATAATTGGATGAAAGCAGTTGTAGAACACGCACCTCATATCAGTGCAGAAACTATGGGGTGGTTGGCTATTATTCTACTACACTTAGCTACAATCCCAACTATGGCGGCTATTCTAACAGGGCTTACTGAAAAAATGCCGCCTGTGGACTTAGTATTGTTTACATGGGCAGGTTTATTCTTAATGTTTTGTAAAGCAACTATTCAAAAGGATATTTTAAACATTGTAACAATTGGCTTTGGATTCTTTGTCCAGGCAAGCCTGTTGGCACTTATTGTTTTCAAATAAATATTAATCTATGATGCTAGCTTGGTTACTCTTACTCACCGGCCTGACAATTTCAGCTGTAGCTATCTACTATTCAGTAGTGGGCCTAACTGCTATTTTCTCAGCGGCTGCTATTCCTATTATTGTCATGGGCTCTTCTTTAGAAGTAGCCAAGTTAGTATGTGCTAGTTGGTTAAAAGCCAACTGGGAAAAGGCACCGAGGTTTATGAAGTATTACATGACTATTGCAGTAGTTGTGTTAATGCTTATTACATCAATGGGTATCTTTGGATTCTTATCTAAAGCACACAATGATCAAAACTTAGTGAGCGGGGACGTTCAAAGTAAGATTGCAATTTATGATGAAAAGATTAAAACTGCAAAGGAAAATATTGAGGCTAACCGTAAGCAACTCAAACAAATGGATGAAGCTGTTGACCAGGTCATGGGCAGAAGCACAGACGAAAAAGGTGCCGACAAGGCAAATGCTATTCGTAAGTCTCAGTCGCGTGATAGGGTTGCACTGGCCAAAGACATTGAAGCCAACCAGAAACTTATTGCTAAACTTAATGACGAAGCCGCACCTATTCGAGCAGAAATACGCAAAGTTGAAGCAGAAGTAGGACCAATCAAGTATATTGCTAAATTCATCTATGGTGAAAAGGGCGCAGATGAAAACATGCTTGAAAAAGCAGTTACATGGATCATCATCTTAATTGTTGTAGTGTTTGACCCGCTGGCAGTTATTATGTTGCTAGCCGCACAGATGACATTCGGTTGGAAGAAAAAAGATGAAAACGAGCACCTCCTACATGATACCGTGCCGTTATATGTTGCAGATGTGGGAGAAAAGCCCACCGAAGAAGAAAAAGCAGAATGGGCAGGATTTGACTCCAGTCGTATGTCCGGTGACTCAGATGTGGAGGGTGACAGCCCAGAAGGATCCAGCGAGCTCCAGACTCCTGAACAACCTACTGTCACAGTAACACCAGAGGCAGTTTGGCCGTTTCCAACATTTGATGAAATTACACCAAAAGAAGAGCCAGCGCCTGAGCCAAAGCGTGGGCTGTTGTTGTCTGATATTTTAAATGATAACACATCGCCTACGCCTGCGGAGCCCACTAATACAAATACTTTACTCTCAGACGTTACTCCGTTCCCATCTGATTTAGATGCATGGAATAAGATGATCGAAGAAGCAGAGAAAGCTGTTGAAGAAGAAAAGAAATTTGCCGCAGGTGAGATTGAAGAACTGTCTCCAGAAGTAGTTGAAGAATTAGAAGACCGTATCAAAGAAGAACAAGAGAAGCTCGAACGAGATAAACAAATTCTTCGAAAAATTAAAAGCGGTGAAATAGTTGAAGACGAGGAATCAAAAAAAAAGAGCTATATGACCAAGGACGATTTGGGCAGACCAGTAACCAAGAATCGTCCGTAACATATATTCAAAACGAAGAGCAAAAGTCAGAAAAGACTATTTGGCAAAAAATACAAGAACAACAACGAAAAGAGTAATACATGCATTTGGGAAAAATTAACCTAATTACACCACCAGATAAATTGTTCAATAATAATTTGGGCTATTTGTTAGTTAAACCGTCTAATCATGTTAAACAGCAGTTCCAGGCAATCTTAAGCCAGAATTTTGAAGAAGTAAACGTCTATGTGTTCGATGAAAATGAACACGATATTGGATGGTTGCTATCAACCGCAGTTCAATCTGATGTTATTATTATTGACGTTGATAACTGTGATCCGGTAACTCAAAAGTTTGTAACTTTTATGCTGTCATTGCCAAATACGCATTATATTACTAATGACGAAATCACTCCGTATGGCCTTATTAGTAAAAATCGGATATATAACTTAGACTGGATTGCAGAGCAATTAACAGAAAACGAGGACGACGAAGGCGACGAAGAAGATGATGCATAAGAAAAGAGGAATCTCTGTTACGATTAAAGATACGGAGAATATTAACGTAGCTCTACGTAAATTTAAGCGTAAAGTTGAGGAAGCGGGGACTTTGGACACATTGCGTTCAAAAGAGTTCTACGAAAAACCCACCACCAAAAGAAAGCGCAAAAAGAGTGCCGCTATCAATAGACATAATAAACGTCTACAAAAAGATTCATTACCGCCCAAATTATATTGACAACATAACTAATATCTGTTAAACTATATGCTACAATTATGAAAGAGTGTATATGGCAAAAACAGACGTTATGATCGATTTGGAAACACTAGCGACATCCCCGGATGCCGCTATTCTTACGATCGGTGCAGTAAAATTTGATCCGTTTGGACGAGAACTTACTGATCCTGAAATGGACAGCTTTTATGTTAGGGTTGATTTGGACAGTTGTAACGAACTCAACTTAGTTACAAACGACGAAACAATCGAGTGGTGGTCAAAGCAGTCAGATGAAGCAAAATACGAAGCATTTGAAAATCCAGACCGCTTGCATATTAGAGAAGCGATGGATCAACTTTATAAGTTCTGCTGGGGCGCTCAGCGTGTTTGGTCAAACGGTAGTGGCTTTGACATTGTAATTTGTGAAGTTATTTTTAAGCGTTTAGGCAAAGCAGTTCCTTGGAATTTTTGGCAAGCCAGGGATTGCAGAACAGCATACGATCTAGGTATCAATCCTCAAAAACCAAAAGAGACTGCTCACAACGCATTAGCAGATGCGTATGAGCAAGCAATATGTATTCAAAACGTATATAACACGTTGCGAACGAGCACCACATCAGACGGTGCTTACATTACACCATTTATTAAAACAAAGTAACATGGACAATATTCCTACCCTAACCGAAGTGGTTATGAATGAAGACAATAACGAAGTAATGGATATTCTGCAAGAAGAGTGTGCAGAAGTTGTCCAAGCAGTTAGCAAGATTAGACGATTTGGTATTGATAACGCCAAGCCTAATACAGACTATTCAAATAGAGAGCATCTAGAAGAAGAAATTGGAGATCTGCTTGCAATGGTAGATATCTTGCTAATTAACGATATTGTTAATTGGGGTAATTTGCACCGGGCAAAACGAGCTAAAATAGAAAAGCTCAAAAAGTGGTCAAATATTCCTAATTTAGATAAAATCTGAGATAAATAATTTTGTAAGCGCTTCGGGCTTACATTATTCTTGCTTAATTAAAGGAGAAAAGATATGAGCAAAATCATCGGCATCGACTTGGGCACAACAAATAGCTGTGTAGCAATCCTAGAAAACGGAGTTGCTAAAGTAATTGAAAACAGCGAAGGTGCTCGCACTACACCCTCAATCGTCGCATACACTAAAGACGAAATCTTAGTTGGCGCAACTGCAAAGCGTCAATCAGTAACAAATCCCAAAAATACAATCTATGCAAGTAAGCGTTTAATCGGACGTAAGTTTGACGAATCTGCTGTGCAAAAAGATATTGACCTAATGCCTTATACAATTATCAAGGCAGAAAACGGTGACGCATGGGTGGAAGCAAATGGCGAAAAACTAGCACCTCCACAAATCAGTGCTGAAGTTCTTCGCAAGATGAAAAAGACAGCAGAAGACTACTTAGGTCATAGTGTAACTCAAGCAGTTATCACTGTTCCTGCTTACTTTAATGACAGCCAACGTCAAGCAACTAAGGATGCAGGTAAGATTGCAGGCTTAGAAGTATTGCGTATTATCAACGAGCCAACTGCGGCTGCTCTAGCTTATGGCGTAGACAAGGCAGATAAGAAAGACCGTAAGATTGCAGTTTACGACCTAGGTGGCGGAACATTTGACGTATCTATTATTGAAATTGCTAATATTGACGGCGACAAGCAAATTGAAGTATTGTCAACTAACGGCGATACATTCTTAGGCGGTGAAGACTTTGACCAAGCTATTATGGACTACTTAGTAGCAGAGTTTAAGAAAGACAATGCAGTTGATCTTAAGAACGACATGCTTGCTTTACAACGTCTAAAAGAAGCCGCAGAAAAGGCTAAGATCGAACTGTCTAGTTCTGCAAGCACAGACATTAACCTACCATACATTACAGCAGATGCAACTGGTCCTAAGCACATGAACATTAAGTTGACTCGTGCTAAGTTTGAAGCAATGGTAGAAAATCTAATCAAGCGTTCTATCGAACCTTGTAAGATTGCTATGAAGGATGCAGGCGTAACCAACGCAGACATTGACGAAGTTATTCTTGTTGGCGGACAAACACGTATGCCTAAGGTGCAAGAAGCAGTTGAACAATTCTTTGGCAAGGCTCCACGTAAGGATGTTAACCCAGACGAAGCAGTTGCCGCCGGTGCCGCAATCCAGGGTGCTGTTCTAGCAGGTGATAAGACGGACGTTCTATTGTTAGACGTTACACCACTAACGCTTGGTATCGAAACTATGGGTGGTGTATTCACCAAGTTGATTAACAAGAATACAACTATCCCAACAAAACACTCGCAAGTGTTCTCAACAGCAGAAGATAATCAACCGGCTGTTACTATTAAAGTAGGCCAGGGTGAACGTGACATCTTCCAATACAACAAGCTATTGGGCGAGTTTAATTTAGAAGGTATTGCACCTGCTCGCAGAGGCACTCCACAAATTGAAGTCACACTTGACATCGACGCCAACGGTATCTTAAACGTAAGTGCTAAGGATAAGAACACTGGCAAAGAGAACAAAATTACTATTAAGAGTGATTCTGGACTAACTGATGCTGAGATCCAACGAATGGTTCAGGAAGCCGCAGAAAATGCAGAATCAGATAAGAAGCAAAAAGAATTAATTGAGTCTCGTAATTCAGCAGAAGCGCAACTACATTCTATCAGACGAGATATGGATGAAGTTAAGGACCAATTAACTGACGAAGAAAAGACAGCAGTTGAAACAGCTATTACAGCAGTTGAAGAAGCAGTTAAGGGCGACGATGTAGAAGCGATTAACAAATCAGTAACTTCATTGTTTGAATCGGCTACACCTGTAATGACTAAGAAACAAGCTGCCGAACAAGCCAAAGCACAAGCCGACGCAAATCCGGGCGCCGAGCAAACTGTAGACGCTCAGTTCAAAGAGGTTTGATTTTACACAGACAGACAGTATAATATAAACAAGTAGGGTGCCTATAATAGGGCCCTACACAGTTCTTGCTTAATATAAGGAGAAAATTATGACACAACTAAGAACTATCAACACAGCAGATCTTGCTAACCTAAGCAGAGCCCTAGTTGGCTTTGACCGTTACTTTAACAACCATTTAGGAAATACCAGTAACTACCCACCACACAACATTGTAAAGTATAGTGACGACACTTATGCTATCGAAGTTGCCGTGGCAGGTTTTGCTAAAGAAGAAGTAACAGTTCAAGTTGACCAAGACCAATTGACAATTAAGGGTGTTAAAAATCGCCCTAATGTAGATGTTGGTATTGAATACTTGCACCGCGGGCTAGCCGCTCGAGATTTTGAACAAACATTTACACTTGCAGAATACATGGAAGTTGTAGGTGCTAAAGTTCAAGATGGTATGCTACAGATCGATCTAAAGCGTGTTGTTCCAGAAGCGTTGAAACCACGTCAAATCGAAATTAAATAATGTAAATAATATGGGGGAAGAAATTCCCCCATAACCGGAGAAACTTAATGCCAACTACTGATGTTCAACTAGACGAGAAAATTAAGGTAACTATTCAGGAACCTAAACAATGGAAAGTAATTCTCCTAAATGATGACACTACTCCAATCGAGTTTGTTATCCAGTTGCTAACACAAATCTTTAGACACACAGAAATCACAGCTAAGGATATTACACTTCAAGTTCACGAAACAGGATCTGGCATTGCCGGGACCTATAGTTTTGAAATTGCAGAAGCAAAGGCAGTTGAAGCTACTAGTCTTGCTCGAGCTAATGGATTTCCACTACAAATTAAATTGGAAGAAGAATGAGCCTAAAAGAACTAACACACGAAGCACACAGAGAAGCAGAGACACAGCCGTTTGTTAAAGTCCTATTTTCGGGACGCATTGATCCTTTGCTTTATGCACAGTATCTTAAAAATCAACACCCAATATACGAAGTATTAGAAGTATGTGCAATGGCGCACGGACTACTAAACGGTATGCCTGATATTCGCCGTGCTCCTGCCATTCTTGATGACTTTGTAGAGTTATGGGGCGATCAACCTATCCCTCCATTGCGTCCAGTTGTTGAACGCTATATGCAATATATCTTTAGCATTAAAGATGATCCTAAGCGTTTAATGGCACACATTTATGTGCGTCACATGGGCGACTTAGCTGGCGGCCAAATGATTGCTAAACGTGTTCCAGGTCTTGGTAAGTATTATAAGTTTAACGACCCAGAAGGTCTTAAAGCTGCCATTCGTGAAAAACTTAGTGACGATATGGCAGACGAAGCAAAGGTTTGCTTTAGGTTCGCAACAGAACTATTCCAAGAAATGCAAGAGTTAGTTGATGAAAAGTGACGTATGGGACACGCTGATTAAAATACAAGAATATTTTGAATCAGCATTTAACAAATCCGGAAGCGAAGTGTTTGAGCCGGGTATGGATAGATTCAATCAACCTGGTTGGGTCAACCGTGTATGGAGCAGTAGCATTTATCGCCGCGCCCACGTGGATGTTGTTGATGCTAGGGAGTCCAAAGGGCTATGGATGATGCATTGTTGCATTTTCCCGCATATACACAATCCAGCACCTATATTCGGATTTGATGTAGTAGCCGGAAAGAATAAAATCACCGGCTGTTTTTACGATTATAGCCCTGCAGGGGATTCTGAGCATCCGATGCTAGAATGGTTTGCAGGGGAAGCTAACAAGCTAGACTGGAATAAAAAGCGTAAGTTACCAGATTGGGCAGAACGTATTTTCAGCGAGAGCATGATTGCTGCCGGAAATGTCCAAGAAGAATCTGAACTAGAACAAATTTTTGCCATGGCAAAACGTGGTGTAGACCACTATATTGCTACTGTAGGCGAGTCTAACAATACTGCTAATAATACTACAGAAGCGCAAAACTATTACGCACAAAATCAGAAGCAAAATCCGCATACTCCTAGGGTTATGGTAAGTTTAGGGCTTTCTGAGGAAGATGTGCAAGTATTCATTCAGGATTGCCTCTTCCCAGAAATCCGATAAATACTCTACTATGAGATTTACCGAATTTAAGATCCTACTTGAAAAAACCGAAGACGTATCTGCCCTTAAGGGTAAAATTATTGATACTGTAAATAGAACTGATGATGCTGAGTTATTAGACAAAATCTATACGGTTTTAAATAAAACTAATCTTGCAGAACGCATTGGATTAGTATTAAAGCGCGATACAGATGCTAGAGCGCACGTTCAAGATATTGTTGAAATGATTATCAACGTTCCAGGAACGTATGAAGAAAAGTGGGCATTTGTAGAAGGTTATCCAAACGGCTACGTTGACATTGACTATATGTTGAGCGGTGAGCACGTTAAATTTGAACAATTATTAACTGGAGCAGAAGATGCTCCTATTGCCTTTATTAACCGTGTATTTCTTGCGTTAAAACAAGTAACCTTTGGTTCATCAAAGGGCCCTGGCGAATTTGCCTTAGCGGTGCTAAGTCCACATATTATTATCAATGGTAAAGGAGACTTAAACATCGGTGATAAAGTTTACGAAGTTAAAGCCAGTGCTGGTAAAGAAGTTAGTTCCGGCGGCGGTCGCTTAGGAACTCCAGGCTTACTAAATGCAACCGGTGTTTCTAAGATTATTAAGAAATACTCGGGTCAAGACTTTGCAGGAAAAACACTTCGTTTAACAGACTTTTCAGCAGTTATGGCAACTGTAGATCCTGCACAGAAGCAAGAATTTGCAGAAGAGCTGTTTGGTCATATTTTTGCAGACAAAGCAGATATTTCTGGATTAGTCGCAGCCGCAGTTTCAAACGGCGATCTAAGTAACGAATACTTAAAAGCCAATTATCAAGCATATCAAGAAGAGTCACACTTTGACGGGTTGATTCTAATTAACTTTGCAGCCGGTATGCTTAAACATTATGTTGATCCCGAATCAATGAACGGTGAAATTTATTCAACAAACGTTCAACTATGTAGTGCAGAAAAGGCACACGAACAACGTCAGATTATTTCACAAGTAACATTAAAGAAACCAGTTGAACCTAAAGTTCAACCACCAGAGTTAGAACCTGGAACTGCTATTGATAAAGCAGATACAGTTGATTTCAAACAAAAGATTGTAAATTATGCTAATGCAATGGCACAAAAGCATAATATTACTGACTCCGATGTTCTAGATCAAATAGCTTTAATTACCTATCACGGTGTAAAGAAAGGTTTAACTACCAAACAAATTGAAGCTAAGATTAAAAGAACATTTCCAGAGTATCTAAAAACTAGAAAAGTTTCTCAAGATACCGCACAACAAGCAGTTCGACCAGCTCCTGCTGCCGCACCTGCTGCGCCTGCACCTGTTGCTACACAGCAACCTGCAGCCCCATCACCTGCTACAGTTTAATCTAGATTAAACTCCAGCATAATAATTCACTCCTATATCGTAAATACTAATACGGTATATCGGGAGCGAATCGATGTCTAAACATATATTCATTTTAAGTGTTCTCATGGCCGCATGTATGTCACATGCTGCAGAGATCCAACATAGTTTTAATAGTCCAGCATTTAGTGGTATTGGCTATAGTTCTCACGTGCTTACAATTAAGCAATTAGAAGATCAACAAAAAGACAAAAATAAAGCAGCCGCAGAAGCAATTAAAGCAAAAGCTGAAGCGGCGGCAGCTAACACACCACAAGCTCAATTTACTGCTAATTTACAATCTCGCATTTATTCACAGTTAGCTAAACAGATTACCGACAGCTTGTTTGGAACAGACGGTGTTCCTGCGTGTTCAAACGGTGCAGCACCCGGTGCAATCTGTGGTGAAACTATTATTGGTGGAAATACAATTACTTGGCGTTTAAGCGATCCGAGTAAAATTAGTTTAGATACAGGTCGTCCCGAAGTTGCAGGTATGATCTTAATTGATATTGTAGGTTCAGGCGGACATACATGGATGTATGTTCCAAGCGGCACATTTGGATTCTAAGGAGACAACATGAAAAAGACTTTATTATCCTTAGCAATCGTTGCACTATTAGCGGGCTGTGCTTCTAGCTCTGCATTAAGGGAAAAGATCACAGGGGAACAATTTGACGATCCTACTGTTGAGCAAAGTAAGTTCTTGAAGAAAGACAAAAACAAACTAGCACCTCCTGCAAGCGGCCCTATTCCTGTAGCAGTATACGGATTCCAGGACAAAACTGGACAGCGTAAGAGTCAGCCAAATATTGCAAGTTTAAGTTCGGCAGTTACACAGGGTGCAGAATCTTATTTGATTAAGGCACTACAAGAAGCAGGCGATGCCCGTTGGTTTACAGTTCTAGAGCGTGTAGGTTTAGAAAACTTAATCAAAGAGCGTCAAATGATTCGTCAAATGAGAGAGCAATATCAAGGAAAGGAAAATGCTAAACCATTACCTCCGATGATGTTTGCTGGAATTATCTTTGAAGGCGGAATTATAGGCTACGACAGCAACACCTTAACAGGCGGCTCAGGCGTAAGAGTTTTTGGTATTGGTGCTAGCACACAATATCAATCAGACACAGTTACAGTAAATTTAAGAACGGTGAGTGTTTCAACTGGTGAAGTATTAACTAGTGTAACTGTTACTAAGACTGTATTAAGTTATATGGACAAGGTAACATTACTACGTTTTGTCAATGACGGAACAAATAGTGTTGAAGGCGAAGTAGGCGGAAGCATTAATGAAAGTATCAATAAGGCCATCGACGTTGCTGTGCAAGCAGCAGTAGTTAATACTATACAAGAAGGTGCTCGCAAAGGGCACTGGGCGTTCAAGGAGGAGAAATCAAATGAGTTGGTTCAAGAGAAGACCGCACGTGAAGACACCACCAAGACCACATCCACCACATCACAGTCCAGTGGCGGAGAAACTAATGGACCAAGCAAAGAAGCTAGGCCCATCGAAACAGAAAGGAAGTGAAAATAACTAAGGGCACCGCCCAGGGGAATAAGCAGGGAATAATAACCTGTTTATAGGGAGCATGACAAATAGAAAAAAAGGCGATGGTAAGTTGTCGAGAAAATTACTTACAATTCTAGTATTGGCTGCAATGCCAATATCGGGTATAGCAGTGGCTCAGCAAGCTGCAACTGGCCCCAACAAAGTTTACATTGAACAAGTTGGAAGCACAAACACAGTTACAATTGAGCAAGTTGGCGGGACCAATAATGTTGGTGGAACTTCTGGAGTTATAACAGTTGCATCGTTAACTAATCTGTTAACGCTTGTTCCTGATGCTCCTAGCAGTTCTAACTATGCAACTATTACTGGTAGCAACAACGTATTAGCAATTACGCAGACTGGAAATAGCAACTCTGCTCAGTATAACATCAAAGGTAATAACAATACCTACACTAGCACAGTAACTGGTAATGATAACCAGACTCAGCTAAAAATGGGTAACCTTAATACTAATACTACATTGTCTCACGTAACAGAAACAATTAGTGGTGATACAAACGTAACAATCCAAGAGTTAGTTGGTAATAACATTAACAGCATTATTGCCATTAACGGCAATTCAAACCAAGTGCGAAACAGCTTGTTAAGCACTAACGGTTATGCAAGTCATACTATACAAGGAAGTATGAACGTGATTGACAGTCAGCAAATTGATGCTGCTGGCGCCAACGGTCACAACTTAGTGACTAATACTGTAGGAAGTTCAAATAGTATAACTACTCAGCAACAAGGATTTAACGATACTACTGTTAACATTTCAACTAACGGTAATAACAATACAATTACTGTTAGAACAAGTAGCGCAGCTATCGTAGATTCTAAAACAGCTATAGCAAGGTAATTATGAAACAGGTCCTGTTAGCCCTTCTGCTAACATTCAATACTATCGCCAATGCCGGCGATAGTATTGGCACGGTTACTGAAAACAAAGGTAACGCTTGCGAAGTCCACCGCGGCAAATCTAAGGCCAGTGGGGTTAAAGGTGCAAGCATTGAAAGTATGGACACATATATAACACAAGCCTGTGTAAGTAACATTACTTTCAAAGACGATACCAAAGTAAAAGTAACTGAGAATAGTCGCCTAGTTATCGACGACTTTGTATTCGATCCAAAGAAAAGCGATGCTGGAAAACTGGCAATAAAAGTTGGTATGGGAACTGTCCGCTATGCTAGCGGTCAGATTGCTAAGAACAATCCACAACAGGTAGCAATAGCTACTCCAACTGCAACTATTGCAGTTCGAGGAACAGACTTTAATATGACTGTTGACGAAACTGGACAAAGTCTCATCGTTTTAGTTCCAAGCTGTAAAGATGAAAAAGATATTAAGCAGTATGAATTAGAGGAAAATCTTTGTAGAGTTGGAAGTATAAGCGTAAGCACACAAGCAGGAACTGTTATTTTAGATAAGGCGTTTGAAGCTACTTACGTCTTAAGCGCAACAATGGTTCCAACTCAGCCTGCTGTCTTAAGTTTAACTGAAAGCAAGATTAACAATAATTTAATTATTGTTCAACCTCAAGAAATTGTTCATGCTATCAAATATACAACTGGAAAAAGTAAAAAAGAAGAGCTAGATGCAGAAATTGAAGCTGAAGCAGCAAGACGTCTAGCAGAAAAAGTTAAAGAAAGTGCTGAGGCTATTGAACGTGCTAGATTATTAGCAATGTCTGAAGCTAGCACTAAGGCCGGATGTAATCCGTCATCTAGTGTATGCGTTAACTGGGAAAGAACTGATGTTCCGGATATTCAAAGCAAAGGCAAAGGCATTGCATATAGAACAAACGAAGACCATTATGCAGAAGTTAAAACACAAGGATACAGTTCAAATACGTTTGTGAGCATTACTCACAATGATCAGTATGCATATACTTACATTGGAGATGGTAGCCCGGGAGGTAACGTAATTAATATCAAACAGAATACCGGGGTTCTTAGGAGAGCTCCATAATGAAACGTTTCTTACTATTATTTTCTTTTTTAATTACATTGTGTTTAAGCGCACATAGCCAAGCTACTGGATACAACGCTATTGCTACTGCGTATGTAACTACAACTATTAGCCAGTATGTAGTGTTTGATAGCACTATGCAACAGGGCGGAACATTCACTATGAGTGTGTTGGCACACAATGGCGGCGGTCGTGCTGGGCAAAGTGATACAGCTAACGTAAAGATTGAATTTTATAATTCCAGTGGCGGATTGATAACCAGTGCCAACTCATCTTATAGTGCTAACTTGCCAAACCCTAATGCAGTATGCGGTAATCCTTGTATCGATACTAGCGTCCCATGGTCAACATTAACTACTAGTGCAACTCTAACAGCAGCACAGGCAGCAAACGTAGCCTATGCTCGAGTTAGTATGTATGGTATTGATGGAAGTTACTGGGCGGGTGATTATGGTCCTTGGTATCGCGCTCCTACATTTCAACAAAACGGCGGCGGCAACTTATTGTATAACCCAGAGTTTGGACCATACAATGGTATAACAGCACAAGGTTGGACAAGTAATCCGGGATTTGGTGCTTGCCAAGGTGCTTGGGGCGGAAGCAATGCTTGTATTGTTAACAGTGACGGTGTGCCAGGTTCAAGCACAGTTGGTCTAGTTGCTAACGCTAACGGTGGCGGACCAAGTGCTACTGGCGGAACAACAAGTGGAACAGCAGGCGGATATAATAACACAATGACAGTAACTAATGCTGGCACTGGTGCAACTGCCGGAACTGCTCCATCGGCACCAACAGTAACTAGCACAAGTAAGACTTACCGTGTAACGACATCAACAACATACGGAACTCCAGTTACTACTGTGAGCTATCAAACAAGAACAGTCAATACACTTGATGCTAATGGGTTTCAGGTTACACATACCTACACTGATACTGTGTATACAACAACTACTCCCGTGTATACAACAACTACTACAACAGAAGTTACTACAACAACATGGAGTGATGGCACAACCACAACAGCAGATGGAGCAACATCTACTAGCACTACTACAACTTATCAGACAGACCCGCCGTCTACAAGTTATGCATCTACTCCTACTAGCACAGCACCTTGGTTGTGTTGCGGAGCATCAGCTGCTCCATTCTCAGCTAATCCTGTAAATGTTTCTAAGGTTAATACGTTTATTAATAGAACAACTGCCGATAGTAAGGTAAACATTGAACAAATTGGTAATCAAAATACAGTTGAAGTTGAGCAATCTGGCGGAAAAAATAACTATGTAAACTATTATGGTAACGGATTAAGCAACAACATTAACATTAAACAAACAATGATTAATAATACGCAAACAAATTATGTTGATTTGCACGTTGTTGGAAATTTTAATACAGTTGACATAAAACAACGAACACAAAACGAAACTAACTCTTTTGGAAAAGGAGTTTTTGCATCTGTTTCCGGTGATAACAATATTCTTAATATAGATCAAAAGAATGGCGGTAGTCATTACGCCGAGGTTGATTTGACAGGGGGAAACAAGACTGTTAGCATACTTCAACAAGGAAGCGGCAACCACATGGCAAGAATACAACTTGGCGGTTATGCTACTGAGTTAAACTTAGTTCAAAGTGGATCTATACAACAGTTTTATTCAATAGGGCACACCTGCGGTGTTGCTGCCGGTTGCGGTAGAATATCTGTAGGACAAGGGCAGTAATTAATCTGCATTTCTTGTTACAAATGTAACTTTCATTTTTGTTGGATTAAAATATTTGCTTACAACTTCCTTAACTGTGTCAATGTTATATTCTTTACAACTAAACACATCAAAATAAGCAGTTGCGCTAGGCTCAAGGAAATGTCCAGTAATATTACTAGTTGTAATTAACTGCATTAAACTATAACCTTGTTTCGGGTCACCTGGTAGCAAGTATTCAATAATAGGTTCTCCGTGAGCTGTCATGTCTATTCTTTCAACTAGTTCTTTAACAAACATATAGATTACTTCTCGGCTTTTAATACCATCATTGCAGCCACTGCAATCCAACATTAAGTGATACCCAAACGACATATCTTTCCTCTAATTAACAGTTTATTTAAGTTAAATATATGATGATGAAAAAAATCCTACAAAACAAACTTAAAAAACTACTTGTAAGTCCATGGACTGCATTACTAACTCTTGCGTTGGTATTAGGTATACGTGTTGCAGATCCTACTTTTGTCGAAAGTGTAAGATTGCGTTATTTTGATACGTTAATTACAGCCAAAGAACCCACTGTTAATAATATTGTAACTGTAAATATTGATGAAGAAGCACTGGGAAAATATGGTCAATGGCCTTTACCGAGAGCAGAGTATGCTAAAATTATACGAGACTTATATTCGAGGAACGCAGGACTTGTTGTTCTTAACGTTCTCATGCCAGAACCAGATCGCACAGGTGGCGATAGTGCATTGGGTCAAGCTCTAAAAGAATTTCCTGTAGTCCTTCCTAGCACCCCTAGTCAAAAAACTAAAAACCAACCACGTGTTCCGGGAGCGGCAGTTTTAGGCCCAGAGTGGCTTGATCAAATTATAACATACCCTGGACTTATTGCTAACGTCCCCCAGTTGGAAAATAATGCAGTAGGTGTTGGCATAGTTTCAACACTTCCAGAAGTAGACGGAGTGAATCGCCGATTACCTCTTATCGTCGGGGTTGACGGTAAACTATATCCTAGCCTAGCTATGGAATCACTGCGAGTAGCAGCTGGCGATTCAACCTTCCAAGTAAAGCTCAACGAAAACGGCGTTGAGAAAATGCGTATACCAAAGTTTGGTCCTATTACAACAGATAACTACGGCCGCATTTGGATCGACTGGAGTCAAGAAAATAAATCAGTGTCGCTAACTAATCTACCAAAAGATTTTCACGGTGCTATTGTTATTGTAGGACCTAGTGCTGCTGGTATTGGTAACCCGCTACCTACAGCAAAAGGAGCAGTATGGCCTCACGATGTGCAGGCAGCAGTGATTGGCACAATGGTCAACGGTGTTGTTATTCAACGCCCTGATTACGCAGACGGTGCCGAATTACTAGTATTATTAGTATTAGGTTTAATTATTATCGGACTATCGAGGTGGACATATGTCGGTATCGGCGCAACTGTTTGTGGGATCATTGCCGTGGCTCCTGCTACTAGTTACATTTTCAATAACTGGCTCATCCTGGGCGACGCGACGGCAATCACAGCTGGCATTATTATCGTGGCTTTGCATACTTATGGCGTTAAGTTTGTAAGTGAGTTCTTGCAGAAACAAGCAATTAAGAAACAGTTTGCTGGATACTGCTCTAAGGAAGTAGTGGAAATGCTACAAAAAGATCCAGACTTAATTAAACGTGGTGTGCGTAAAGACGTATCGGTTATGTTTAGTGACTTACGTGGCTTTACACCGATTGGTGAACACTACGGTGATGACGTTGCTGGTTTAGGCAAATATATGAATGGCTACATGGATGCTATTACTATACCTATCATGGACAACAAGGGCATGGTTATCAAGTATGTAGGTGACGCAAGTATGCACATACATGGTGCTCCGATTGAAGATCCTAACCATGCTAGAACTATTGTTAAAGTTGGATTAGAAATGCTAGACGCTGTTGACGCATACACTAAAGAAATGGAGGCACAAGGTTTACCTCCAGCTGCAATGGGTTGGGGGTGTAACACCGGTATTGGCTTTATTGGTGAAATGGGTTCAACAGAACGACACAGTTACGACATTCTAGGCGATATGGTTTCAACAGCCGCACGTTTAGAAGCACGTTGTAAGGCCTACGGTGTGTTATGTATTATCGGTGCAGAAACATATAATCGCACTAAAGACGACTTCTTCTACTTGTGCATTGATAATTTACAACCTAAGGGCAAGTCAGTAGCAGATTTAATCTATACAGCACTACGTCCTAACGGTGAAGATTGGAGCAAGGATTTGATACGCTACAACAAAATGCAAGAGTTGTATAAGGCAAAACAGTTTGATGCAGCCGCAATTATTTGCGGAGAACTAAAAGGCACGTTTGGCGGGCAGATGGACAAGTATTATAAGATATGGATTGAACGTTGTGAATTTATGAAACAACAGCAACTGCCAGACAACTGGAACGGCGAATTCATTGCACACGAAAAATAATGTATACTCCGATAGACTGGTGGATTGATTATTCAGTTTGGCTAATGCTACAATGTAAATTTATGGCACCGGCAAAGCTAATAAGTCATAATGATGAAATGCAGAAGTTTTTAGAACGTTATAGTCTTAACGGAATTAAAGCTACTACAATCTGTAAGCCATAAAAAAATGCTCACTTCCGAAAGTATGGGATTCCCGGCCCATCCTCTCGCGCCAGCAGCCGGCGCACACGAGTAACCATAAGGTCCTAAGGTAGTGTGTTCTTTATGAACTGCCTCCGGCAGCTTCTTTCTTATCGCTTGGGTCGATAGGTTTTTCAGGCGGCGCATCATCAAGTCGAACAGCTTCGTCAAATTTCTGACTTGCTTCGCGTTCAACTTTAACTTGCTCCATAACCCGTTCTGATTCAATAATTTTTCCGCGGAGATGTAATACTGTATTAACTTTTTGATTCAAACGAATCAAGTCATTGTCTAACATACGGATACGATCAATTAGTGCAATTAACACAGTATTGGCATCACTAATAACGGGCTTAACTTCTTTAGTTGCCCATTCCCAAACATACTTGATAATGTAACCCATCCCAACTGCCATAACAATCGGGAAGCCATACTTGTTTACTAATTCTGCAATTTCACCCATAATTTTTCCTTTAGAAGCAAAGTCCTATTAATACACCCGCGATAAAAGCTATAACAATGGCCTTGTCATAATCTCTAGCTGTATAAATTGGTTGTGTCTTCATCCATTCTTGGATGTGCTTCGGTTGTGCGTCAAACCATTGTTGCCATTTATTTTGTTTCAACATTTACAGCATGTCCTTTGGCAAATGCCTCTACTGGATCAACTTTAACTAACATAGCACGGCCGTCTATATTTGTAACTTTAAACATGTCGCCGCCCTTCCAGCCTAGTCGATCAATGTTTAACTCTTCGTCGAACTTAATACCCCAAGGATATAAATCCCAAGTATAATCGCAATGTATCATTTTAATACCTTTTTAAGATCTCGCTAAGTCTATCAGCTACATGCCTAACATCGTCACTTAACTGACCTTGGCCTATGTATTGTTCAACTCTTCTTGCGATGTTATGTAGTTCTATAACATCTTGGTCTAACATTGCTAGCTCTGTTTGGCTAGTATTAGTCTCGTCTTGCATCGTTCTTTCCATCTGCTCTCGCAATACGGTCAACGTCCGGTCTTAATCCTAGTGCATTAGATACAATAGTGTCAATACGAACAACGTCGTGGTTCATTGTTTTAACACGATTATCTAATGCTGTAATAATTCCGGCCATACCTTTAATTGATCCTAATACGCCTTGCAATAGCAGTTTGATAGTTAGATATACAAAATATCCACCACCCAATGCTGCGGCAACTGGCATACCCAAATCACCTATAATTTTGAAAATTTCACCCATCGATTCGCTCCCGGATTTAACTACACATATATTTAGTTTCGCCAAAAGAATTGACGTTTTCGGCTAAAAATGTTTAAATACAGTATGAAACTGTTCTGGTTGTTGATTGCTATTATTGTATGTTTCGCCGTTTGGTGGATCATGGATTGGCACGACAAACACCCAGACGGTGAATGAATTGTTGTAATCCCTTCAAAGCGAAGGACTTCTGGACGCGGGTTCGACTCCCGCCAGGTCCACCATAAAACACATTAGCATAGCATTTTGACTTCCAGGTCTTTTTGTATGTTATGGTCGTTCTAGTGTGTTTTATAATGGGCCTGCCATGGTTTCGACAGGGGTAGATAGTAGAGACGGCAACACGGTAGGCGATGACCGTAAATCAAGCA